TCAATGATCTGATCAATCGACTATACACAGCTGATTTAATTAACCTAGTATCTAATAACTAATATGGCAAACAAGAACAAATTCTTTATATTCAGCTTTCACGGAGATGGCTGGAACAGTGAATGGGCTCCTACTAAGGAACAGGCTATTAAGCAAGCAGTTGAAAAGTGGGGTGACGTTGGAAACCTTTCTGTAAATGTTGACTCTTTCGTAGAGACCACACCTTGGTCTGACACGACTCAGTCACTGATGCAAAACTTCTATTAATATGAACGAAATCATTTCAAACCACTTCTGGCTGATCCTAGGACTATGGGCAGCGTCTGGTCTTTTTGGATGGTTGATCCTTTGGATGAAAGGAGTACTTAATCATAGCTCTAATATCAATGGATACTTCTATGCACTGACTGATGCATTAACAGCGACTATGTTTGGACCCATAACGCTTCTATTAGCTATTTGGGAGTAGGTCCGCGCGTGTTAAAAAATGTTAAAATCCGTTAAAGTTTGTTAAAATCATCGGATTGTAAGAAAATGTTAAAAATCGTTAAAATCCGCAAAATAGTTACTCCAACATTGTAATAAGTCATTGGTTTTTTGTATATTGGTAGTGTAACAAATTGATAATGATTATGACAAACTTCCCCTTCCGAGTATTCTCGATTATTAACCCTGAAAAGCCAGGTAAATTCCGTTTCGTGTCAAAAGGCCGCGCTGGTGGATATGGCATCGTTGATGTAAGCTCTTGGCAAAACGAGCGCTTTCACAATGACCCTGACTTCTTATTGGGCTATTTCAAAAAAGGTGCTTTACAGACCATTGAATACAAGGCTCCTGGTAGTGATACCTGGTTGGGTGTATTCTCTAGATCTGGCAAAAGGATCATCTATATTGATGAATTCATTTTGAATAGCTTGACTGTAGGGACTATTAACTCATATTGGTTGAATACTGGGCTTTATAGCCAAGATCAATACAAGGCTAATGGAGCTAAAACATGGGCAGATCTTGCCTATGGCCCAAATAAGGTCTCTGAAGAAACTGAATTAGTAAGTCAATAATCCCTAGATATGCCATACATCACAAAAGAACAAATTAAGTCAAAACGTAAGGCCTTGAAAAAGGCCCTGCCGGATTACAAACTATCTGTCACTAATAGCGACTATTCAGGCATCAGAGTTCGAATCATGGAAGGACCCATTGATCTGGGTTCAACCTATCAACAACTCAATACCTACTATCCTGATCAATATAGCCAAGATATCCAAGATCTGTTGAATATAATGCTGCCGATCATGCGAGAAGGTATGGGCGAAGGCCACTATGACGGTGATTATGGACATATACCTAGTTGGTATAACTGGGTCCAGATTGGTGATTGGGACAAACACTATAAAACTGTTAATAACTAATATCTGGATGTTAATAACTTTTAGGCTAAAATAGCCTCAATATGCCACTTTTTTAGTATATTGACAATGTAATTGTTGAGTTAACCACTAAATCCCTTAAAATTGATTAAAAGCAAGCAAGAAAAGACAGGTATTGAAATTGACCTCACAGGACCCGAAGGAAATGCCTTCTATATCCTAGGTTTAGCTAAAAAGCTATGCCGGGACTTCGGAATGACCTCTAAATACCAGTCCGAGCTATTAGACCGCATGAAAAGCGGTGATTATGAAAACCTTATCCAGGAGTTCGATAAGAGCTTTGGCGAGGTAGTAACAATGTACAGATAATGAGTATGAAGCTAATTACTAAGCAAATCGCGAAAATAACGCCCCAGATCCATGAAACCGCGGAATTAGGCTCCTCAGAGACTAAAATTACCGCGAAATTCTTCACTCCTTGGTCAAATTGGACCTGGTACCTCATAGAGCTAAATCCAGACACTGGCCACGCCTTTGGCTTTGTGGACGGCGACTACCCTGAACTGGGCTACTTTAACGTCCAGGACCTAGTTAATCTAGGCCACGTGGAGAGGGACCTCTACTGGGACCCTAAAACGACCCTAAAAGAGCTAAAAGATCAACTTTCACCTCAAACCCTTTAAAATCATGCTAAAACTGATCACTTCTGCCTACAACTGGCTCCTAGACCCTACTGACGACGCACCCTTACTTGTACAGGCAACAGCTGCCCTGGGACTCTTGTTCCTGGTGTGGTTAGCCTTTAAGGTGCCACAGACGATCTTTGGTGTGGACGGCCTCACAGACTAGGCCTACCACAGTGTTTGTTACAGAGGGCCCCACGTGGGCCCTTTTTAGTACCACAGGCACCCTGTACAGGCAGATCTACTTGCCACAGCACAAGACTACCGCAGCACTAGCCTAGCCACAGAGGCCTAGTACAGTACCTCACGAGTGTTACCACAAACAACGACTTTTCTACACAAACAGTCTACGCTGCACGCAACGTTACCGCAGAAAAGAGCCTTTTTTAAGGTAAAAACCGCATAAAAGTGCCTCCAGGAGGCTCCCAGGACCGCGCCACAGGCTCATATTACGAGGCAAAAAACAACTATGGCCATACCACACACAACCACACAGCATATATGGTAGCCTATATGGCACACAGGCACTGTACAGGCATATACAGTACATAAAAGCCCTTAGTACTGACTAAAAAGGCCATATATGGCATAAAAAAGACAAAAAGTCCCTAAATGCCTCGCAAAAAGGCCTCTGGGGGCTAAAAAAGCGCATAAAATGGCTAAAAAGTCCCTATAAGGCCTCCACAGGGCCCCACAGAGGCCTCCAGGCGCGCTCCTGGAGCATATTTTGTACATATAGCGAGTATATAATGCGCTCGAGCATATTATTTGCCGGCAATATGCAATGTCCCAGGCCGGCCATGGCGCTCCCGGAAAATCCAGGGTATCCCAGGATCGAGCCCAGGAATCGAGAGAGAAAAAAAAGTAAGTCCCAGAACCAAAAAAAATCCAGAAATTTTTCAGAGGCCTCCAGAAACTTTTCTAGAACCTTGCATATAATAATAAATTACTCAGAATGGATATTAAGACCCTTAAACAGATGCCAATAACAGAGACCAAGGCATACGAGCTTCAGGTAGACGGAAAACAGATGACCCTATACCGAGTAGATTCGCCCGGTAATTGTACGATGACGCTTTACATCCATGAGACCGAAGAGATGCTATACGAGCACGAGGTAATTGATCAGATAACAGATAACCCTAAATTACTAGAAGTCAATGAAGACTGAAGATCTACACATAGTATCCTGTGAGTCCCTACAGGTAACCAAAAGGTGGACGGTGAATCACCAGGGTAAAGACCTGTGGATTTACGATGTACAGACAGAAACCGCAAGGACTTTCAGAGTAGTAGATCCTAGAACAAAGTCACAGTTTCGCTCAGGACCCATGGTCGAGGCCCTGAAGTCCGGCTGGAGTCCTGAGACCGGTTGGAATGATCCATATAAGACAGGACTATGAGTAATAAGATAGAACTAGGAGACCCGCAGTGGCAAGAATTAGAATATCATTGTAACTGGAAAGGCGATGATATAATTATCCGTTGGATACAAGGTCCTGTAGGACCATCAGAAATTTCGTTGCATTGGCCCGGTGGCCAGGATTACGAGAACCCTGAGCTATTACAGCATCTAGCCCAGGTCTTAGATTAATAATATATAAACAGTGAAGTACGTGTCAGGATTTTTCGCATGGTCATTAAAAGAGTCTTACGAGCCAAAGCCCGGTAATGCCTATATTACTATTCAAGGGGTCAAGCCGTCAAATCAGTATAAAGGTAGATATCAGAAGATCTGGAAGATCATCGATGGGCCTGGCCCGGTGTTATACCAGCGAGAAGAGGCCGAGACTTCACCAGGACTCATAGGTAAAGTTTACCACCTAGAAGTCGAAGGTTCTATTGATCAGGCAGATCGTGATCAGCTTCAAAGGATCCGTGGGGTAAAGGTCGTTACCACTGGCAATGACTAATTTTCTGGTCTGGTTATTTTTTTCCTGTATTTTTTTCCTATTTCAAAAATTTGTCCTATTTCCCTAGCAGGATAATCAGAAGCATCTAAATAAATAATATAAATCACAAAACAAGATGCTCAACAGAACATGGATCGCACTAGTGCTAAGACTCATCTTAGCCACTGGAGGCATCTATGCCACTGCAGCACTTCCGGCCCAATACGGCCCACTCGACAGCTATTCAGCCTACTACGAAATGATGCTCGGAAACTTCAGCATCCTGTTCTCAATCCTGGCAATTGGCCTGATGATCCACGCAGATCCTAAATGGCAGTTCACAGCAGGTATGCTGGTAATACTTGCATGCTTTGATAAATTTGAACAACCGGTAATGCACTACACTGCAGCAGCCCTGTTTTTCATAGGAGCCACAACTGCAATGTGGAACGACGAACGAGTTGAATACTTCGGTAAACTCAGCCTTATGTTCTACCCTACCATATTTTTAGATATGCTGATCTTCGAAGCCATCCAGATCTGGTTCATATGTACTTACCATCTGATCTATGTGATCAAGATCATGAAGATCAAGTGGCAAAGAGACAAGATCAAGTTCAAATTTGGCGATTAAGCATGCATGAAAACTTTTTTTAGTTTATGGCGCATTTTTTTCACCCACAGGTTTAAACTTTTACCCATTGTGTTATATTATAAGTGTAAATCAATAAATAATATCTATGAAACATACAACTTTATCTACAACAGCCTGGAACCGAGTCAAAGAAAAGGCATCACATCAGACTACCTTACGCCGAGTAGTTGATATCTCAGAACTTAAAGTGGTATCAAACGACCATATCGAGCTTGATGGCGTCGGTATCAAAATGACAAAGGATGCATTTAAGATGCTACTAAATGCATTACGTATTCCATCTGCATTTGTAAATCGTTGGATGAAAGGATTTGGATCAGAAGGTCTCCAGTCCTTAATCGATGCTGTAAAGCAAATTTCACCACAGTCAGAAGTTGCCCTAATGGTTGACATAAATACTCGTGAGATTGTTGCAGTTATGAAAGCATCGTCTCCTGGAATTGATAATGAGTCTTTCTTTAACACTATTGAACGCTATGTTGATGAGTATGATCTAAATGTCAACACTGCAGATTCTAACGGAAGTGGTGCAATTATCAATTGCTCTACAGACGGTGCATTCAAGATTCCTGGCATGGAGCGAGAAGTTTTTCAGACAGGAGTCACTTTTAGAAACACGCCAGACAAAGGGATCCAAGTATCTCCTTATATGACTCGCCTTTGGTGTGCTAACGGAATGACCACTAAGAGTATTGGAGATACTATCTCTCTAAATTCATTATCTGAACATAACATCCGTCGATTTAACGAGCATATGTTAACCCTAGCTGCTAATTCTTTTAAGCCACGAGGTTTCCAAGATATGGTCACTCGGGCAATGAATACCAATGCATCACTTAATGAGCTTCAAAAGGCTAATAACATGATTGCAAAGGCAATTGGTCGTGATAACGAGTTTGTAGAGCGCTATGCTCCTATTATCAGATCTTCACAAGCTTACAAGATATTAGGGCATGATCCTGCTGATTTTACTCAAGAGCAAATGCGTCGAGCTGACTCGGGGGTAAAGGTATGGGACGTTGTAAATGGAATGACAAATGCTGCTTCAAACGCTGAAGGTAAGTTTACTGTTGCGAGAGGAAATCTAGCTGTAGGTGCTGGACAATTACTAGCAAATAAGTACAATCTAGAAGATGAGGTAACTGTAAATCCATTTGCTAAAAATAATTTACTTTCTGAGGCTCAATTGGAACGTTTACGTGGAGAATCATGATATATAATACATTAATTTGCAGGTAACATCTCTCTCTTCCAATCCCTGCACATTGGATCTGACAAAGATCCAAAAAACTAAGCCCTCCAAGTGAGGGCTTCTTTTTTCAAAACTTTTACTAATACATTTAAAGATAGATACACTATGAAGAACATAAAGAATTTACAGCAATTCCACGAGGACATTGATTTTGGCCACAAAGACGATGAACCTGGGATGATGCAACAAGATCTTTTTATCATAAAAGATTCAGCCCAAAGAATAAATGATATGATTGAATACCTAGGAGGCGGACCTGAACAGGTTGACTTTCCACATTGGTTACAATCTAAAATTATTAAAGCCAAGGAGTATATTAAAGCTGCAGCAGACTACATGCAATCTGAAATTGAGACTTCACTCCCTCAGGCAAATCTAGCAACTGAGGCTAAGGACTCTGGATTCTTTGGCGATTCTGCTGAAATGCTTCCAGGAGATTACAAAAGATTTCTGGCTAACTACAAGAAACTTAATCCTGGAAATGTGATATCTAAGATCAATTCTGGGCCACAGCGGGGTTATCTGATTGGGCATCGTAAGGGTGAATTAAAGGACGGTAACATTCAGGCCCACTTCAATTACAATCCTGATACCTATAAAATTAATTTTGACATTCCTAGAAAATTGGTGCTAGGACTGATCAACTTTCCAGAAAAATATAGAAGAAATCACCCGTGGTCATGAAGCACATAAACACTCTAAATGATTTTCTCTTAGAAAAACTCATACTCGAGATTGGAGAAGGATCATCCAGGCCCTATAATTTTAAGATACTGGATGATCAAAGAAATAGCAATAAAAATGGGGCATATAGAAGAGTGTCCTTTCAAACCGAAGATGGTGACCAATATAATGTAGCGATGAACGCATTTTGGGGCGATCACTATGTAGCTGAAAAAGAAGGCGCTCATTTCACAATAGACTTTTATCTTAAAGATCCAAAGACAGAGTTTATTGATACTGATATTGTTGTAAATAAGGGTCGATTATTTAGAGTGATGGCTACCGTAGTACAAATAGCCAAAGAATTTATGAATGATTTAGATTATAAAAAAAATAACATAAATCTGTTAAAAGTGGCTCCTACAAAAACAGAAGGTGCTTTTGATGATAGACGTGCCAAGCTGTATATGGCTTATATCAAAAGACAATTACCTGTAGCGAGTATAAAATATGATGGCGACGAAATAGTAGCAAAAATTAGGTAACCAAATGAAGCATATAATTAATTACAGTAACTTTATTTCAGAGAAGCTAATACTTGAGATTGGCGAAGGTTCGGCTAAACCTTATAAATTCAAAATCGAAGAAGACCAACCAGATAAGACTGACCATAGTAGAGAGGTATCTTTTAAAACAGAGGATGGTGACGACTATAAAGTGGTGCTGGCTGCATATTGGGGAGATGGTTACATAGCCAAGGAGTTTGGTTCTCACATTCAAATAGACTTTTACATATATTATGGCTTTGGTACTCACGATGCAGATGTTGTTGTTAACAAAGGTCGATTATTCAGAGTGATGTCTACTGTAGTGAAAGCCGCTAGAGAATTTCTAAAGGATATCGATTATAAAGAAAAAGGTATAGATACGTTAATAATAGAACCTACAAAATCAAAAGACGATGATGACCACAGGCGTGCCAGACTTTATATGGCTTATATTAAAAGACAATTACCTGTTGCCAGAGTCAAATATGATGGCAATCAAATCGTAGCAAAACTTAAGTAAACTAATGAAGTATATCGATAAATTCACAGATTTCATTTTGGAGAAGCTTATACTTGAAGTTGGAGAAGGATCTGCCAAAGCATATCCTTACAAAATCGATGATGACTTCCCAACGAGAGATGGGGCTAAATATAGAGATATCAGATTCGAAACAGAAGATGGAGACAATTACGTAGTAAACCTGAAAGCTTTTTGGGGGCCGGCTATAGAGCGTGATAAAGCTAAACCTGAACCGTATTTTCAGGTTGATTTCACTACAGAAGATGATTATGGTTTATATGATGATGCCGAGCGTGTTGTTAACAAAGGCCGATTATTCAAAGTGATGGCTACCGTAGTAAAAGCCACTAAAGAATTTATAAATGATATTGACTACAAGGAAAAGGACATCAAAAAAATGATGATATTTCCTTCAAAATCTAGCAAGAGTGATCACAGACGTGCTAATCTTTACATGGCATACATAAAGAAGCATCTACCAACTTCTAACATCAAATATAATGGCAAAATAATTACGGCTAAATTAAAATAACTTAACATGAAACACATCACTGAATTTAACGATTTTATTTTTGAAAAGCTAATACTTGAAATAGGAGATGGTGGATCAAAACCATACAAATATAAATTGACTCGAAGTGATAGTGGACCTTACTTTAAAGATTATTATATGATTTATGAGTTTGTAACCGATTTAGGTACTCGTTATGAAGTAATGTTTGAAATTGATGAAGATTTTTCAAAAGATGGTGAGTGGCAGATTATGAAAATTGAATTCGGTGTAGTTGACGTTAAGGGACTTGATTATAGCGTTGAAACTAATAAAGGTGAACTGTTTAGAGTTATGGCTACAATAGTAGATATAACAAAAAAGATTCTTAAAAAAAGAAAAAATATAAAGACACTCACATTTACCGGTGCAAAAACTAAAAAGGGAAGTAAAGACGATCAAAGAAGAAATAATCTTTACATGGCATATATTAGAAGGAATATACCAAATGTAAAGAATATACAAGATGACGGAACTGAAATAAGCGTAGACATACGAGAATGAAACACATTACAAAATTTAGCAATTTTATTTTTGAGAAACTAATTCTAGAAGTAGGCGAAGGCAGTGCAAAGGCTTACAGGTATACAAAATCTGATAATCGAGCAGCCGATGATGATAGCGCCGAAAGAACTGTGCTATTCAAGACGGAAGACGGTGATCTGTATGAAGTGAGATTACAGGCTTTCTGGGGTGACCATTATTATGCACGTGGTGTGTACGGTGGCCCATATTTCACTATAGACTTTTTTGTGATACCCGAAGACGACGGATTTGGTGATGGGACCCAAGTTGTTAACAAGGGTCGCCTGTTCAGTGTAATGGCTACAATTGTGAAAGCCGCCAAAGAGTTTATGAAGGACATTGATTATAAATCCAAAGGCATAAAAACGATGAAAGTATCACCTTCAAAAACAGAAGGCTTTGATGACCACAGGCGTGCAAAACTATACATGGCTTATATCAAAAGACAATTACCGGTAAAGAATACAAAATACGATGGCAATGATATCGTAGCAACATTTAAATAAATAAAACATGAAGCACGTAGTACCGTTTATAAATTTCATAAATGAAAATAATGACATAAAAACCTGTCCAGCCCCAACCCAAAGCGTTGCATTAAACACTGCAAATAGAGATAGAGCTATTCGTTCTGACTATATCAATTATGGTCCGTTAAATGTTGAAGAGCCTGGAGATTATTGGCAGAAGATTGCAAAAAAATGGGATACGACAGTCAAAGCCGCAAAAAAGTCAAGATGTGGTGATTGTGTAGCATTTGATATATCTCCTAGAATGGTTGAAAAATGCATTCCTGCAGTAACATCTGAACCCGTTGAGGATGAGTTTGGAGTCTTGGGCTATTGTTGGATGCATCAGTTCAAGTGTCATTCAGCGAGAACGTGTAATACATGGGCAGCAGGAGGACCAATTAAAAAAGATAAAGTATCTTATGAGTGGCAAAAAAGAAACCTTAAAGCTGCGTTAGATCCTAACCCTATTGACCCAGACTTATATAAAGACGATTAACATGAAGTACATAAAAGTTTACGAAAAGTTTATAAATGCAGATAAGGATGAAACCTATACTGTAGAGATAAAGGATATGAAGTTTGTTCCTGAGAACATTGTAATACAGGTTGGCGATACCGTTAAATGGATAAATGAAGAAGGTGTTCATAATGTGAATGGTAACAAATCCCACAAAAGAAACAAGGATAATCCTGAAAGTTTTGGAAACGAGGTAGGAAAGGATTGGACATATGCGCATACATTTACTAAGCCTGGAAAATACAATTACCATTGTGATCCACATTTAGGAATGAATCAAGTGGGCACAGTAACAGTAAGAAAATAAGGATATGAAACACATAGTAACATTTAATAATTTCATTACTGAAAAGGATGAGCTGCTTGAGGGCGTCAATGACCCTGGCATACTTAAAGCAGTTTTTTTAGCAGGTGGCCCAGGATCTGGCAAGAGCTACGTTGCCTCTAATCTATTTGATTTTGACGAAAGTAAATTTTTCAACTTGACTCCTAGTGGTTTAAAGGTAGTTAATTCAGACAGGGAGTTTGAGTACTATATGGACAAAGCTGGTATTGATGCTAAAAAACTCAGAACAATGAGCCCTGCTGAGTTTTCTAAAGTAACAATGGGTCCAGACAGTCCTCGAGGTCGTGCTAAAACCATGAAGCAGAAAAAGGAAGAGATGTACAAGTCAGGAAGGCTTGGTATGATCTTAGATGGAACTGGTGATAACTATGACAAAATAGCAAACAAGAGAGCAAAACTCGAAGCACTAGGATACGACACCTACATGTTATTTGTAAACACGTCACTAGAAGTTGCACAGGAGAGAAATAAGGCCAGGAACAGGTCATTGCCTGAGGCTTTGGTGAAAGAGATCTGGAGTGATGTACAACAGAACATGGGTAAATTCCAACAGTTATTTGGACAATCAAATATCACTGTTGTTGATAATACCATGGCCGGCCTTCCAGGCAAAGAGGTCAGAAATGCAATAAACAAATTTGTTTCAGCACCTCTTAAAAACCCAGTAGGCAAGGCATGGGTCAAAGATCAGAGAGCAGCTATTAAACGATAACCCTTTAAAAACCACTTAATGCATTTAATTTACTACTTTGTAGTTGGATTTTGTTTTTCATTTGTTTTAGATTTCTGCAGTGAATACATTGCTAAAAGAGAAGTAAAAATCTCGAACACTAACCGAGTAATGTGGGTGGCATTTTGGCCATTTTACCTACCAATCTTTATTACACAAATTTTTGATTAAAAAAACCTATCATTTGTTTTTCATATAATAATAGTTATTGTTATAGTATAACTGATTATGGGATACAACAAATTCAAATGGTGGAGATTTAGAACGAAAAAGAAACTTCCTTCTTCTGTACACCTTTTTGACAGAATCGTAAATGGCGATTTTGAATATTCTGATTATTTTGCCCAGGCAAAGCACGCAACTGCACTCGCTGATGAAAAGGCAAAGAATGCCTATGACAATTATTTAGGATGCAATGAGCAAGATAGGCAAGACGCTGCAAATGAGGCATCGCACCTCATGAAAATAAGATCTCATAAACTTCTCGAGGATGCAAATCTTGACGAGGACTATTTACTGTATACACTAAAGAAAGAACTTCGTAATCATTTTGGTTTTTGTTTATGGGATGAGGCGATGGAACAAGAGCCTATGGACACAATCGAGCTATACCAGTATTATGCTGAGGAATATGCATTAAGAAAGAATGAAACCAAGATTGATTTAAAATAATGGACTTAATTACTACACATCCTGTTAAGAAATCAGATCTAGGCTTCCATGCAAACCTGTTTGGCGGCAAACTCTTGGCATGGCTCGATGCTGCAGGGGCGGCGTATGCTACAGAGTGTTGCGATTGGCCTAGGATGGTTACAGTACAAATTGATAAGTGCGTATTTAAGAGACCTGCAAAGGAAGGACAACTAATTAAAATTTATGGCGTAGTAGAGCAGGTTGGGAATACTTCAATAAAACTCTACATGGAAGCCCGATCGCATAACGTTTACAGTGGTAAGCAAAAAGTAATACTATCAACACACATTACATTCGTCAAGATTGATGAGACCGGAGATCCGACTCCTATTTCGGAAAAGGTTAAACTTAAATTCTTAAAATAAAACTATGAAAAAACTTCTATTATTTTTGACACTATCATTATCACTAAGCGTTTCTCATGCTCAATATGAGGATATGCCAATCGACTTTTTAGTTGAGGCAATTATTCAAGTTGAGTCTCGTGGTGATTCTACTGCAGTAGGAGACCGGGGATGGGCAGTTGGAGTATTGCAGATTTGGCCAATTATGGTTCGGGAAGTTAATCGAATCTTAGAAAAGGATGGAAGCGATGTTAGGTATGGATACACTGATCGATATAGCGTAAAGAAATCAATTGAAATGTTTCATATCTGGAGAGGATATTACCATCCTAATTCAGACTGGGAAACTATAGCACGATGTTGGAATGGAGGCCCATCTGGCCATAGATCTTCAAGAACACATTGCTATTGGAACAAGGTGAAGAAAGAACTTAACCTCCTAGCTTATTACCACTAAACTATTATTATGCGCTTATTATTTTTATTTCTATTTGCTCCGTTAGTAGCAATATCCCAATCACTAACAGGTTACGACTTTTCATGCACTACAATGGAGATTTTAGACCCGGTAAAATCTACAGATGAATATTATGTTATAGAAGAAACCAGATCTGTAGACCTTAAAGTTTCTTTTTATCATAATAATATCGTCATTTATGATTACATAAATCAAACTAGTAATATCATGGATGTTACATTTACGAGGTATGATTTAGAGTCTAGAGCAGATATCTATACTCTAGAATCACCTGATGAACCAGGAAGTGCTGTTTATGTTTTTTATGATTCAGGTATGGTAAATTTTTGTATAGAATGGATACCTGAATGGAACCGCTATAAGAATATCTACAGACTACGTAACTTAACCTATATAGGAAATAAATAGGATGATGGAATCTAAAATAATTAGTTTGCTCCAAGAAAAATACGATTTGACAAAAAAAGAGGCATTACAATACTACGAAATCATGTCAGAACAATGCCCTGAAATTTTATATAAAATAGCTTATGTATACTTATAATGCAAAATTAGAAAGAGTCGTAGATGGTGATACCGTTGATGCTCTAGTGGACTTAGGATTTGATACCTGGAAAAAGGTACGTATTAGACTTAACGGTATTGATGCATGGGAATCGAGGACACGAGACTTAGATGAAAAGAAAAAAGGCCTAGCGGCTAAACAATACTTGGTAGACCAATTAGAATCAAATGGTAATAAATTTGTTTTAGTGTCGCATGGCGTAGGAAAATATGGTAGATGCTTAGGAGAACTATTTCTTGAATTAGGTGGATGGAGCCTGAACGAGATGTTAATTACAGAAGGCCACGCAACAAAATATTATGGGGGAAAAAGATAATAAAATGGAATTTGAAATTACAAATGGGAGTGAAGTTTATTGGGCTACTACCAATGAATATACGTGTAAATTTGATGACGATATTGAAATTACATTTAGAATTTACGAAAACTCAAAGGGAATGGAATTTTTGGTGCTTGATGAAGCAGAAGATGAGTGGGACGAGCTAAAAGACGGAGATCCTTATCACGATGCATTTTATTTAGCTTGGAAAGATGGGGCACTGCATTTAACTGACTAATTAACTCATGCTCCGGTAGCTCAGCTGGATAGAGCAACTGCCTTCTAAGCAGTAGGTCCTAGGTTCGAATCCTAGTCGGAGTACTATTTTTAATCTAAATTTTATATTATGAAACTTTCGAAATCTAATTTAATCATCCTTAGTACGGCTGTTATCAGTTTAGTAGCTTCGGAATATATGTACTTTACTGGTAGTGTAGAGCAAGCTATGTTTATTGGTCAATGGGTACCTTCTATTTTATGTGCTGGTATCTACTTGAATATTCTAAAGAATAAGTAATGGTAGGCTTATTAGCAGCTATAGTAACAGTTCTCTTTTCAATTGGAGTTTATTCCTTATTACATGAAGGAGTAAAGGCTGATGCTCAACAAACACCTATAGATTCCTCTTTTCTTATTAAGATGGCTGGATTCTTTTTGATGTTGATTGTAGGAGTGTTTACTATAGTAATAGTAGGGTATAATTACTTTTAATGGATTGACTCGGTAGCTCAGCTGGTAGAGCAATACACTTTTAATGTATGGGTCCTGGGTTCGAACCCCAGCCGAGTCACATATAAATACTAAATGACTGACAAAAATATAGGATTAATCCTTGAAAGGGAAAAGAATAGACAGGAAGCAGAACATAACTTTATCGCCTCTGAAAACTTTGCTTCTGAAGAGGTTATGCAATTATGCGGATCTGAGTTCACAAACAAATATGCGGAAGGTTATCCAGGTAAGAGATATTATAACGGTTGTCAGTTCTACGATGAGTTAGAAAAATATGGCATAGAATTAGTTACTAAATTATATGGTTGTAACTTCGCTAACATACAACCACATTGCGGAGCTAATGCAAACCTAGCAATATTCAAAGCATTTCTAAAACCTGGGGATTCCATACTAGGAATGGATTTATCATCAGGTGGTCATTTATCTCACGGCTCTCAGGCTAATATTAGTGGTAAATGGTTTGATAATAATTTTTATGGAGTAGATCAAGATGGTTGGTTAGATTATGAATCCATTAAAAAACAAGCCTTACAATTAAAACCAAAATTGATTATTGCTGGAGCATCAGCTTACCCTCGACAGATAGATTTCAAAAAATTTCGGGAAATAGCCGACGCAGTTGATGCTTACCTACTAGTAGATATGGCTCATTATAGTGGGTTGATAGCCGGAAAAGTATATCAAAGCCCGTTTCCTTTTGCTGATTTCGTTACGTCCACGACCCATAAAACATTAAGAGGTGCTAGAGGTGGAATGATCTTATGGAATAATGAAGAATATTCAAGAAAAATAAACTCAGGAGTATTTCCAGGAACACAGGGTGGGCCATTAATGAACCAGGTTGCTGGCAAGGTGCAATCATATTACGAAGCTCTACAGCCAGCCTTCAAGACTTATACCAAAGATGTTATTAACATGTCAAAATATATGTGTGAAATTTTTGAACACCATGGAATCAAGCTTACTACCGGCGGAACAGATTCACATATAATTCTAATACATACCGGAAATAAGTCGGGTGCAGAAGTATCAGATTGTCTTGAATCTAAATATAACATCGTTGTAAATAAAAATACGATACCTAATGATCCAAGGGGCGTTTGGGAGACGTCGGGTATAAGATTAGGAACTGCAGCTATGGTTACTAAAAAAGGACCTGATAAGGATTATTTTAAAGAAATATGCAGTAAGATAATTTCCACACTACAAAATTAAATGGCTATGGATAAATCTAGAATCAGTTTGCTAAAAAGCAGAATCTATGAACTAGAAGATGCTTTTTTTAAAGGTGAAGAAATAGATCTTAAGGATTTTTACTTTTTGAAAAAGGAGCTCATTGATAACAGGGAGCATGTCAAAGATCTTCTAGACCTATTCTTACTAATCGAAGACATGTTCGACAAACGCCGAAATGATGCAATGAATAAAAAGCTAAATATATTAGCAATATGGTCAACAATATTCTTACCCCTTTCTTTCTATACCGGAATGTGGGGAATGAACTTTGATGATGTGCCGCTACTAAATGGTGATCATGGATTCTATTATTTTTCTGCTTTAACGGTTTCAACTATAGGCATTATGTGTTATTATTTCAAAAGTAAAAAATGGTTTTAACCATATATTGTAAAACAAATCTAAATCAATCTATATGATAGATAATGTATGAGTTTAAAAGGCAAGATCATTATAGCGTTACTATCATTTACCTATTTTGTATTAGTCATGCCAATCTCCTACATTTTAGATTTTTTTCATTGGATATTTAAAAAACGAAATGGCAATTTTTAAAGTTATTAAGGCAGCAAACTTACAAGAAGACCAACTATGGCAAGGCGAACTAGAGTATAAAGGAGAAAGTCTAGAATACCGTTATTACGATGGCTGGGACGGGCAAGAAGTGCATATACTAACTGAATCAGGATGGGAGCGAGACCATGAGCTTGCCGATGTGCTCTATGCATGTTGCCAAGAATGGGGAAATCCTGAAGAATTTGGCCAAGCTGGTGAGATATGCGAGATTGATGATGACATAGTTGAAGACTACATTTAATATGCAAAATAGACTTAGCGATAGCATAGGAAAAACACCTATGATCAAAATTAGCGATAGGTTGTGGGCAAAGGCTGAAATATTTAATCCTACTGGATCTATCAAGGATCGTCCAGCAAGTTGGATAATAAACGATGCTGAAAGATCTGGCAAGCTAAAACCAGGTGGAACTATTTGTGAAGCTACATCTGGAAATATGGGTGTGTCATTTGCGTGGTTAGCTGCTGAGCGTGGCTATAACTGTGTGATAGTAATGCCTACTAACATGTCAGAAGAGCGCAAAAAGACTCTCGAATATTATGGCGCTGAACTTGTTTTAGTTCCAGCTGGAGATTTTGATGAGGCGATTAGAATGCGTGATGAATTATGTGAGAAAAATGGATGGTTTAATTGTAACCAATTTGGCAATCCTATCAATATTAGTTCGCACTATTTTACAACTGCTCAAGAGATAATACAAGAATATAAAGATACGCACACCATAGATGCTTTAGTAACTGGAACTGGTACTGGCGGAACACTAATGGGTTGTGGACAAAGTCTTAAGGGATTTTGGAGAGACATGAAAGTAGTCGCAGTAGAACCAGACGAATCGCCAGTGATGAGTGGTGGTGAACCTGGCTTGCATGGAATACAAGGAATCGGCGATGGCTCAAAATTCTTAGTCGACATGGACGAGGTTGACGAAGTCACCAGAATAAAAACAGAAGATGCCAAAAATCGTTCTAGAAAACTTGCAAAAGAACACGGAATATTTGTTGGCATTTCAGCCGGTGCAAATATACTAGCTGCCGAAAAATGGATAGAAGATAACGATCCAGAAGGGATTGTTGTAACTTTTTTATGTGACCGAGGCGACAGGTATTTTAGTTGCCTCTAAAAAATTAGATATGGCTCAAAATGATTATAGTTTTATAAAACCAGGTGCAAGACATGTAGATAACTCGAGTTTGAAACTTGAAATGTACAATAGGGGAAGAAAGGATACGATTAATGAATTAGATGATAAGATAAATGATATTTTAAGCAAAATGTCGAGCCCGTTAGACGGCGATGAATTCCAACTCGTATTCTTTCAAATGTGGCGTGAGTTTAAAAACTGGCCAGACAAATAGTTTCATTATAAACCATACTTGTTACTATAGATATAAGTATGGCAAACATCTGGAACATACTTGACCCAATTATATTTGCAATATCAATATTGGGCATTTATGTCATTGTTTTTTATGTTTTCATAGATGATGACGATGATGATTGGAATTTACCAGATAACAAAAAGTATGCAAAAGACAAAACATGAAATTCAAGGGATGTATTTTGATTACGATCCTTCTTGCTCACTTGAAGTTTACCATCAACAAAAAGATAGATGGATACGGGTAACATGGTCAATGTTCCGGAGCTGGGATGGTAAGAGGAGAGTATTAAAAAAAGATTATAAGAAGGGCCGGGTAGGAATTGCAGCTGGCTATGCTGACTATGAAGGCCCGCTTTATCTGTTTCAGACAAATACCGAAGTTGATCCAAAAGGGATAGATAATCTTAGATGGCCGGAGGATTGTAGTGATTTAGATATAAAACCCAATACAGAATATGATAAAAATCGTAAGAAAAAAAGGAGAAAGCATTGACGCAATGCTTAAGCGATATAAGCAAAAGCGACGAAAGGCTGATATACAAACTGAACTTAGAGATCGTCAAGAATATACTAAACCTTCTGTAGCAAGAAGAAAAGAGCTTCTTGATGCAAAATATAAGCAAAAAAAGAGAAACTTAGATAACGATTAAAAGTCCTTGAATCTAGGAATAGCAGATTCATCTATATTACTAGTCTTCCAATGTGGGCTTTGGTTAGCACCACGAGTCGGGTGGACATCATTGAATCCATTATATTCAGGAGTTCCAAATGCATTAGTATCCTCATCCTTACCAGTAGTTTCTTTTGCCTTATCATCAAAGAAATTTTTGAAGTCAGAAACCGTTCCTTTGTAGTATCTTATATTTTTAAGATCTTTTCTCTCTTGATCATTCATTATTTGCTCTGTTTTAACTTATATAGTTGAGACTTAAGTTTTAGCTTGCTCTGATCCAACTTATCAATTTGAATCATGATTTTGTAATACTCAATATAATAATTATCCTGTCTTTCCTGAGCAGCTCTGAATCTTTGGACATGTTTATCCATACGCCTCTTTAGCCTGTCATTTGCTTCAGCAGGATCAAACTCGTAGTCATCTTGCTCTTCAATAATTTCAAGCTTGATCTGATTATGATCATCAGATTCAAAAATATCAAACTTTGGAATCTTAGTCATCTGTTTAGCTTTGGCCTTTTTTGTATTTTTCATACATTTCATCTAACTTGTTGTTAATATGATTTTTAGCCTCTAACATATAATCATCACCAGAATGTTTTGGATTGTCATTTGCCTCATAAGCGCAAGCCTGTTCAGCAACGCTTTCGCCTAATTTAGTTAAATTAACAGTTATTGGAGCTAGTGAATATCCTGTCATTGGCCTACCTGCACCAGCTATAGTTGGTGATATTGCACCAGGCCCAAATCCAACGGCTACTAGGTCTTCTGCAACAAAATCTTTAAATTTGGAAATTCTAGACATGTAAATCTTTTTTTATATATTGAAACTTAACCAACATATATAATATAAAAATAAAAAATGGCTGAACGTAGAGAAAGACAACGCACAATTCGCCAAAGCTTTAAGCTTAGCAATAACGGTGATGACAAGAGATTAACGCTTGCATTAGAACAAATAGCTATACAGCTTAAATCTCTAAACGAGCGCGAAGATAAGAAATACAGACTTGAAGAAAAGCTAAAGTTAGCTCAAATCAGAAACTTAAATGAGCAAAGAAATAAGTAAAAAAGATTTTATAGCAGAGATTAAGGATGGTAAAAAGCCATTTCTCCGCAAGCCTAGATCTTGGCAGAAGTGTTATTTCTGGATGGAAAGCAAGAGAGATCCATGGTTTGTCAACAAGGCATTTACCAAAAGGGTTAAGGGTAATATCTCTACACAAAAATCAACCTGGATAACTACAAAGGAAATTTCAGAACATTTCGACTATTATGTTAGCCTAGGCTATAAAGCATACAGTCATGAATGATCCATACTCTGTTTTAGGCGTTGAAAGAGGCGCATCATTAGATGATGTTAAGAAGGCTTATAGAAAACTCACGTTAAAACACCATCCTGATCGTGGAGGTGATGAGGCAAAGTTTAAAGAAATTAACGATGCCTATGAAAATATAAAAAATCCAAAAGCTAAAGGGCAACCTGGTTGGAGTTATTCTACAAATACCGAAGATATTTTTTCTGACTTTATGAACGGATCAGGGTTTGCGGATGTCTTTAACCAGGTATATGGCAGATCTGCCACAGCTAAAAGTAGAAATGTAAATACTAATGTTTCGTTAACGCTAGAGGAGGCCTATCATGGATCTAAACGAAGGATTAGGATAGGCATGAAAACAATAGACATTAAAATACCAAAGGGTGTTAAACATAAGCAAAAACTAAAGATTAAAGGCTATGGTCAGGTTGGCGAGACAGAAGAAAAATCTGGTGATTTAATAATTACGTTAGATATTTTAGAGAGCAAGGATTTTTACAGGGATGATAAGGGAATCCACACAATAATAAATATAGAGTTATACGATGCAATTTTAGGCCATACTGATACTATTGATGTCTATGGAAATAAGTATACATTCAGCATTCCACCTGGAACACAGAACGGTGGAGTCTTAAGATTAAAGGGCAAAGGTTTTCCTTTGTATCGAAATCCTGAAGAAAAAGATGACTTATACTTAACTGTTAACATAAAATTGCCTGAAAAACTAACTGATAGAGAAATAAAACTATTTGAACAACTAAGATTTTTAAGATATGGACGATAATTACGATGGGTTTATTAACAACATGTTGGATGAAATGATTAAAAATAATTATCCAAAATTTATGAACACGGTTTACAATTATATTGTAAGTGATCCAGAGTCTGTAATAAGGCATAAAGATATGCCAGCAGATAGGCGCCGCGCAAGTCTTGGGAGAATAATTGAATGGTTCGAGCAACAAGAGGAGTACGAAAAATGTGAGAACATTAAACAAATCAGGGACTTAATCATATAAAAAGATAAAAATGGAAACTTTACAATTTATTTTTTCGGACTTTTGGCATTTTATAGGAACTGTCGTTTTATTGACTATCGCTACTAAATGGACTCCTATTAAAATCGGAACTATGGAAAATAGCATCGAGCAACTTAGCCAATCATTAGATAATATGGTAGACCGAGTAAAAACTAAGAAAAAAGAAGATTAAATGTTTCAAATTAATTGGAATGTGTTATATTAAGAATGTAACAACAAACAATTAAATGGCAAACAAAACTTCAAATCTAGTAACTCGAATTAAAGACATCAAATACGAAAAGGAATTATTTGATGCACATCTCACTGATTCTCCTGTAGACCAGTTATTTAGCATAAAAGGCGGAATTCCTAAAGCAACAAACTGGATGGTTGTAGGTGATCCAGGAGTTGGCAAGTCAACTGTTACTCTTGATATTATTTCAAATGCTAAAAAGAATGGTTCAAAAGTGCTGTTCATTTCAGCCGAGATGAATCAGATTGACCTTTATCTCTATGTTGAGCGATATCCCAAGTTTGCTGATATCGATATCTTCTTCCCCCAAGAACTAAACGGAAAGGATCCTAAGAAGGCTCTAGATCAACTACTAAACGACGGATACGATATCGTTCTTATTGATAGTTTAGTTGAGCTACAAGAAATTATTAGAGAAGAATGCAAGATGACCCGAAACCGTGCTGAGAAGTACTTACTAGATACAATGTACAAGCACAATCTTGCTAATAATAAATCTAAAACCTACACCACATTCCTTAACATACAGCAAGTCAACAAAGGCGGGGTATTTGTCGGTAGCAACAAATTAAAGCACATGACTACTGGAATGATGGAGATACGTTTTATTGATGAAACTAACCAAGAGGAACGCTACGTAGTCTTTAGTAAAAACCGACGAGGTCATGTAGGAAAGCAAATGTTTTTTGATCTCAGTGGAACTGGAGATGTTAACTACGATTGGGCTCGTTTCAAAAAGAGTGAAAACCTAAGAGAACTTAAAAAGAAAGAAAAGACCAAACTTAAAGAAGAAGGTCTTAAGTTTAATCAGCTATTCGGAATTGATCCAAAAAACGATGAAGAATAGATGTTGTTTGTTTGTTACCGAGGGCCAATGAAAATTGGCCCTTTTTTAAATATATAGGATATGCTATTGGAGAAGGCGATAAACATTTTTGATATTGATGATACAATCTTAGTTAGTGGTGCAAGAATTAAAGTCACTAATAGGAAAACTGGTGAAACTTATGAGTTGACTCCACAAGAGTTTAATACTTATAAGAAGACGCCTGATGAAGACGTTGATTTTTCAGACTTTCAAGATTTAGAAATCATGAAAGGTGGTAAGATCATTGACTGGGTTTTTAATATCATGAAAAGAACAATTAAAAAAGGAAAGCCGGTCGGCGTGATCACTGCAAGAGATTCTGCAAAACTAATCCATGATTTTTTATCGTCACACGGTGTTAGAATTAACCGAGATTATATTTTCGCAATCAATGATCCCTCTCTTAATTTTAAAGGGTCGACTGCTCAGAAGAAGCAGCAGGCTTTTAAAAAGTTTATAGATATGGGATTTAACGATTTTGCATTCTTTGATGATGACATTGAAAATATTGAACTTGCAAAAGCCCTAAAGCAAAAAGAGGGCATTAAAATGAGAACAAGGCACATCAAGCAGAAATGGATTCCTAACTTCAGTGAATTTAAAAAATGAGTGAACAGTTCTTTTTAACAGTAGTTAATGCATTAGCGGCACAATCTAAATGCGTATCAAGACAGGTTGGAGCAGTAATAGTTAAGGATGGAAGAATTATATCAACTGGATATAATGGAACAGTAAGTGGCACAAAGAATTGTTGTGAGATATTTGACCATGAGTTTGATGCTGAGGCCCATCATCAATGGTCTATTAAAAATGAAATACATGCAGAGCAGAATGCGATAGCCATGGCGGCTAAACAGGGAATCTCCATAGATGGCTGCACATGTTATTGTAGTTTACAGCCATGCAATACATGTCTGCTCTTACTAATTCAAAGTGGAATTAAAGAGATTGTGTACGATGAGATATATGAACGCTCAAAATATCACGAAGATCTTTTGAAAACAGTTGAAGCAAAGGGTATCGTTATAAGAAGGTTTGATGCGACTCTAGATAAATAAAAAAAAAGTCTCGCCTTGATTATTGAAGCATTAGGTGTAAAGCTATCTCTAGACCTACTAATTTTTTTTAAAAAGTATAGGATTTATTGTACAAATCTTAGAATAGGATTCTTTGATAATGAAAAATCTGAATTTATTGATTTTAGAAATTTGGATGAGTTGCAGTCTTACTACAATGATAACTATATACCGCTAGATATTTGTAGCTCTGGTGATTTAGCTAGCCTAGTTAGTTTTCGAGCCACCAGCGACGCGTATAACTTCAGTACGGATTACAGATTGCAAGACATTACTGGTAACTATAAACTTGTGCCAGGTAGGCAGTATGATCGCCAGCGTGATGTTGAAAGAGCCAGAGACCAAAACAGACAGATAACTTTAATAAATCAATCAATTGGCGAATACAATAAGTTTTACAATGAAATCAAGAACATCTTCACGACTGGAATATATTCCCCATGCTATGCACAGCCGGGCTGGAGTGAGAACACGTGGTATTTGAATTCATTACGCCAAGCTTTTACTGATCCTAAGAACCGAGCATTTGCTTCTTCATTATCGGATCCAGCAGATATATCAAAGTTCCCGTATACTAACGAGGTTATTCAAAAAAGACCGCCAGAATCTTTTGAGCGAACAACAACTATTTTACCTCGATAAATAAAAATAATTATGGCATTTAATCTACAAGAGTACATACTGTTTAGACAGGAAATCAAGCGAGAGCTTCTAAATGGCGAAGTTGATAACAACTTTAAAATGGTGGCTAACCCGTGGGTTTCTACTAGGGTATATGACATTGGAAATATAGTTTACCATCCAGTTACTCTAGTTCCCGCTACTGGAGAAGTTACAAATACCGGTGATGACAATGAAGAACTTGTTTGGTATAGAGCCAACAAGAGAACAACTCGTGGAGTCTTTGATCCTAGTGAATGGGATCTAATAGGTGGAGTTGGCACTACAGATTCTATCATTGAGCAGATTAAAGCATTTGGAAAGGTCAAGGTAAATAGCACTGATGCAGCCACATTCAACAGTGGCAATGATGTGATACTTGATGCCGAAAATGCAAGTGATACTCTAAAAATAGTTGCAGGCACTGGCATTTCATTACAACATGATGCATCTACTAATGCACTAAGAATCACCAATTTAGGATCTAGTGGAACAGATAATGAAGGAATTAATTTAAGCTCCAGTGTCGGCCATCAAGATGTCTATGCCGGAATGGTAGGAGATGATCTTTCATTTAAAGGATTTCAGGCATCAAATTCAGGAAGCACAATCCTTTCTGTGTCTACTGTTGCTGACGATATAACATACACACTTACTGAAGCTAACATAGATTTAGCAAATATAAACTCAGGAGCTGCTACCGCTGACATGTTGAGTGATATTGATTATGCATCTGGACCAAACCTAAACGATATACTACAATGGAATGGTTCTAATTTTGTCCCTGTTGCGGCTTCTTCATTAGGAACAGGCGAGATAAACACAGGTTCTAATTTAGGTTCTGGCCAAGGTGTCTTTGCCTCTAAAGTTGGAGTTGATCTAAGATTTAAGGGATTAGCTGTAAATGTGCCAACAGGTACTGCATTCTCGATATCAGCAACCTCTGATACGATTACACACACCTTTAATGAAGGTGCTATTTCTTTAGCAAACCTAGATGGTGGCTCACCTACAATTGGTGATCTTACTGATGTGGCGCTATCCTCACTTTCTAACGGAGACTTATTAGTTTATAACTCTACTAGTGGAGACTTTGAAAACTCAACAATAGCCACTGCGGTAGGCCTTGCTTACAATCTGGCATCTTCAAATATCATAACTCCAAATAATGGCGGTGGAAATTCAAACAATAGTGCATTTTCTTCAATATTAGCTGGTGATGGTAACACAATTTCTGCAACAACCCAAGAGAGCTCAGTAATTGTAGGTGGTCGTGATAATACAATAACTAATTCAGATAGAGCTTTTATAGGTAACGGATTTAATAATGGTATTAGTGGAGGTGAAAGTAGCGTAATAGTTGCTGGTGAAGGTAATAGTGTTAGTGAGATTGAGGCGTTTATAGGGGGTGGAAGCAATAATATTGTTGATAGTCAAGGCGGTGTTGTAGTTGGTGGTAATAATAATGAAGTTCAAAACGATTATTCGTTTATTGGTAGTGGAACTAGTAATGAGACAAGCGGGGCGCAGTCTGTTGTTGTTGGCGGAAATGGTAACCAAGCAACTGCAATATATTCAGCTATACTTGGTGGCGCTATCAATACTGCCGGCAACAGCTATGCAGCTATAGCGGGTGGGCAAACTAACGAGGTATCAGGTGCTGGCGGATTTATTGGCGCGGGTACACAAAATGAAGTTACATCACAATATGGAGTAGTTAGTGGCGGGTTTAGTAACAGTGCTATTACAGGTGCGCAAGCTACTGTCGGTGGTGGATCTAGTAATATAGCAAGTGGCGTGAATTCGACAGTTGCAGGAGGTACACAAAATACATCATCAGGACAAAATGGTTTTATTGGTGGAGGTATCCTAAATAATATTAATTCTGCTTCACTAAACTCTTCTATACCAGGTGGAAGCAATAATTCAACGTCGACTTTTGACAATGTACATATATTAGGAAGCGCTATAACCGCAGACGCAGCAAATACAACATATACCCAAAACCTAAAGGCCTCAGGGTCTAGCATCAGACTAACAGGTATTCCTACCGCATCGACATCAGATATTTTATTCTATAATTCTACTACTGGCGCAGTTAGTACTGCATCATCTACCAGTGTAGGTAGTACAATCTTAGGTTCTTCTGCATTCTATGTAAATAATACAACCAGCTTCCCTGACACACAGGCAAACCCGCAAACTTATGCAATTGGTAACAGTTTTTTAACAGGTTTGCCTACAGTAAAGGTCGCAAGTGTGTGGTCATCTGATCAGTGGGGTAACCCAGCAACAGTAAGCATAGGCACAAGTACAGGATCGGTCGGTACTATAACGGAAGAAGATCTAGGTGCAGGTATTCCTGTCCCATTCGACATTCCAGTTGGAGCAACCCTAAAGCTCACCTTAAGAGTAACAATTATTCGTGATTCAAATCCCAACACACTTACCGCTGAAGCTGCAATAATGAAGTTGACTGCTGGGGATGTTTTTGAAGTGACTAATAATGACACTGGGATCGAAATGTTAGAATCTGTTGTTAGTCAAGCTGCATCCAAAAGTGCAGGAAATAATTTTTATTGGAACTTTGCAGTTACACATACTGTAACTGAAGTCATCGACGAGAACGACAGTTTATTCATAGGATTTGCTTTTGATAATTTCAGTAATGTTGCTAATGATAATGCCCAAATTGGCTGGTCCTTAGCAGTTATTTCTTAATATTTTTTTATGAAAACTTTTTTATACACATTGTGCATAGCGGCGCTTTTTATGGCGCCGATAGAAGCACCAAAATACAAAACTGAACCGGTAGTACAGGCTTCAGAAATTATAGAGGTAGACACAATAAATTATGATTCTCTTTATAGACTAAATGCAGATACTCTCTACGGAGAAAATTCAAGTTCCAACATGCATTTTAGACAACATGAGGATAGACCTGATACTATTGAACTAGTGTTGGTAAATGATTCAAATAATTATAATGTCCCGGTCGAGACTGGTAGATATGTGCGAGGGATTCAGAGAGGCCATAAAGGATTAGACTGGTCTCATAACAATAAAGATACTACAAGATCCTGTTTTGGCGGCGTGGTTAGATGGTCAAAAAGAGGATACAATGGTGGATACGGCAATCTTGTCATTGTTAGGCACTTCAATGGTTTAGAAAGCTATTATGCGCACCATTGGAGCCTACTAGTAGAGAAAGGTGACACTGTACAGCCTGGTCAGCCATTGGGTATTGTTGGCAGTACTGGCAATTCAAGAGGTCCACATTTGCACTTTGAGCTAAGATTTCTCGGTTATCCAATTGATCCATTTAAGATCATGAGCAAGGAAGATCTGAGCTATATAGCGAACGATACTGTTCAGCTTACAAAGTATGGATCATTTTACCGAGTTAAACAATAATTTATTTTTTCTTATAAAAATTAAAAATGTCTGAAGAAAAAGTAAAACTTCAATGGGTAAAGGGTGATAAAGCTGGCACGGTTGAAATAGTAGAAGGAACCGATGGGCAGTGGACCATATTCGAAGGAGGCGGCAGGATAGCAACTAATCTTATTTCTGAATTCATGCTAGATACCTCAATTTCTGGAGTCATTGATTCTAGCGATCTAAATCTAGAACCGCAGAATCAACCAATACCAGTAAATGAGAAAGAAGTAAAACCTGCACAAAAATCACCAATTAGATCTCTATTAGACTCTAGCAAAAATTTAGCATATTCAAATCTAGAGTTTAATATCGCAGTCCAAATTCCAACAGCTTCACTTTATTCTGTTCTCCTTGATTCATTCGGTGACGATTCGATTGATGAAATACATTCATTTGTTATTGATCAGGTAGATCAAGAAGTATTTAAAAAGGCACTTGTTGAAGCAATTGAAAACCTTTTTAAGGCTTAATTTTTAACCTAATATATAATCTATAATATCTTATGAGCGCAAGCACTATACCAAACCGTAGAGAAAGAAGACGTCACATGAAAGCAATGGGATTCTTCAAATATAAAAATAAGTTAAACTTTCAAGGAAGACTTGAGTTGTTCAGAAAGAATAATGAACAGGGCAAAGAGATTCATGAGCAAAACATGGAAAGATTTGAAAGAACCGCATACGAACAAGTAGAAGAGATTTGGGGATCTAAAATGTCTTTCTACAAGGAGCTAGGTTATACAGATGAAGAAATTAACCAACTACAAGAGGCCTTTTCAATTTTAGTTTATAAGGATATTGATACTTGGAAAGAAGACAAGAAGAGGGCACGTGCCATTATGAGAGAGGTCGATAAATCTTGGAAAGCCAGAAAGAATGGTTAAAGTTATAATTGAACCTGCCAGAAATGGCATAGTCAAAAGAGTCGTTGAAGATAATCATGGAGGCAGTCTTACCGCAAGTAATACTGTCGATGTTTATGAAATAGACGATACTGCCGAAGACAAATATAAAAATATAATTAGATTTTTTCATGAGATGATGGAAGATCTAGGAGTCAGTGCAGGAAGTGATTTTTCCAATCAACAGATTCGTGTTGACGTTGGATGGGGATCTAAGTATACTCCGACTGATGAAGAAATTGACAAAAGGCTCAAAACTTTAAAATTAGAAATCAAGCTATTAGAATCATGCAGGAAGTCTTAGAATTTAATTTTGTTTATGCACCTGATGCTGTAACAGTAAAATCGTTTTTAGGTAGAATCCCTAGGAGCATCGAGTGTATAAATTATATAAATATCTTAAATAAGCTTGAAAAGAATGACTTCTTAAAACAAGAGCCTTCTGATATAGTTTTATCTTCATATTTAATAAAAAACTTAAATCTAGCACTTTCTAAGAAAGATGTAAATTGCATCTACTACGTTTTGAGTTCTTTAGATGACTCAATTCTTGATAACATCAGATACCACATTAGTTCTGTTACAGAAAAACCTATCAAATTCTTCTTACATCTTGCAGAAGAATCTAAATTTGAAGGAGAGTTTGATTTTGAAACTGTGTCCTTCTTTGAATGAAAAAGAAACATAGAATTTTTAATAAAGGAGAAACCGTCTATGGTCTCCTTTCGTCTGGTTCAATACCAGATGCAGTAATGCCAATCAAGTGCAAAATAATAGACGTTCAGTGGGATTCTGTAAATCCCAAATATAAAATCCATATCCTTAAATTTTATGATAATTATGGCTTCCTAAGGGAGAACTTCTTTGATTGTAGTTACATAAGAGAGTTTAAAGGTCAGTCTAGGCCAATGCAACTGAATGCTACGGACTACAAGAATAAAATTCAGCTAGAAGAAAGGCTCAGAGAAAAAGACCGTGAGAGATTCTATGTGATCATAGATTCAATAATGTGTACTAAAACAAGACTTGAGTTACAGGATCTTTTTGAAAAGGTTCAGTTCTACTTAATTTCAAAGAATCTAAAAAGGGTCAGGCAATTTGTTAGTAGGCCTTTTTTCAAGGGTCCTTTATCTGTAGATAGCGTGAAGGAGTTTGATACTAGATTCAGAAAAGGATGGGCAGATAAGTTTAAAGGAGACTTTACTATAGATAAATATCTTAGATCTCTTAAGTAAGAGATATATACAAAAAAAGGATTAATTGTGGGAGTAGCTCAGTCGGCCATAAGTTTGCAGCAAAATAACGATATTACGCCTAATTTACCTCAACAGCCCAACACTTCACCAGGTAGGCATATTGGTACATTCCCCGCAACTCCTGGTGAAACATTTGGCTTTTCTGACGCAGTTGAACAGGAATATGCTTCAAATTTCTTTTATCAAAATTCTGCATTTCCAAACGATACTGGTGTTCCGCCTGATATGCTGAACACAAAGCTATATAGATCTATATTCAATAAATTTGCATTATTTAACTATAGGGGTATGTATGGCGGTCTTAGTGGTGATATAAAAAACCAGTATTTTGATGATAAAATGCTACTAAATGCAGTCAATGGTAATGTAGATGGATCTAAATCAGTTTCACTCTCAAATATAATTAATTTCTTTGATCAAAATTATCCAAAGATAGGTTATAGAAGAGAGGACTTTCTATACCATAAGTTTTATAATAAAATTCCGCCAAACTATTTGATCACACTAAGGAGGTTTCCAATGCCTGTTATGGATAATATCTTTAAGTTTGAGGCTGATACTTCAGAAGCTAAAGATGGCTCGAATTTAGAAGATATAACAATGATATCTGGTGTGACTGCATGTACATATCTTGGTGAATCTGCAGGAAATCCTTTGAATAGTTTGCTTAATATGTCATTTGGTCTTACTTGGAAAGAAATAACTGCACAAATGGAAACACTATCTGGGGGAAGCGGTGGTGGTAGTGGCTACAATAACCAGGGATTCTACTCAAAACTAGGAGGTGGTGGACAAGCCTTCACTGATAGATTGAAGGGCGTTTCTCCAGGAACTAAATTTAGGAGAACTAGAGGAGCAGGTGGATCTGCTCAAGATCCATACGGAACAACCTATGCTAACTTTGTATTAGGACCTGTAAATGTAGTAAATAAAACTAATACGAGAGATAGGGGTATTAATTTTGATAACGCAGTTTCTTTAAAATTTGACTATGATTTAAAATCTCTTGGATATGTTAATCCAAAAATCGCAATGATTGACCTGATTAGTAACATGCTGACTATGTGTACTAATAATGGGCAGTTTTACGGTGGTGGCCATAGATATTTTGGTGGTGGCGGTGGCGGCGGAGCAGCTGGTTCGGCTTTTGGTGATATGTCAAAACTAAGACAAGGGGACTTTGGAGGATATATTGCTTCCGTAACAGATGATGTAAGTAGCGGGCTAAGAAATGTATTTGGAAATGGTAGTGGTGGGTTTGATGTAGAATCTCTACTTAAGGGCGCAATGAGTGTAGGTCAACAGTTTTTAGGAAATGCATTAGGTGGGTTCTTGGGTGAAAACTTTGGAACAGGTGGTGGTAGTGGACCACAAGCAGCAAAGGCTGTGATAAGTGGTGAGCCTACTGGAGACTGGCATGTTACTGTTGGAAATCCGCTTAATCCTATAGTCATGATGGGAAACATGTTGTGTGAAAAAGGTGCCATGTCATTTGGTGGAGGTTTAGGATATGATGATTTTCCGATGGAAGTATCATTTCAGATTGATATGAAACATGGTAAGCCCAGAGATAAGGGTGATATTGAAAATATGTTTAACGCTGGACAAGGACGAATTTATGCTCCGGCTAGAGACGAAAAGGATATACTAAATTTGTCAGGTATTGAAGTAGCTGCATATGGCGTGGCATCTGATGTAGGAACACAAAATACTCAACCAACACAAGGTGGTGGAGTAACTGCAAATGCAAATGCAGGTAAACCATCCGATGCCGGTAATTCGCAAGTCTCAAATGCTAAAAGCGGCAGCGCTAATAATGGCAATGATAATCCACCTGATAACGTAACTATTGGTGAGAGGTTCGGTAACTATGTTGAAATGATTATAGGATCGTAATGAATATAAAATCTTTGACATTAAAAAACTTATTAACTGATCAGGTAGATGGCGACAAATATTTTGATCTGACTGCACCTGTATTTACATACATAGCATCAAATGGTGTAAAGGCGCTTCATTATGTTCTGAAAGACCAAGAAGGAAGACCAGATATTATTGCAGATATTTACTATGGTGGTGGAAGCTTTGTAGATGCTATCTGTATAACTAATAATATTTTTAATCCATTTTCTATTAAAGAAGGAGACATACTGTTTATACCAGAAGTTGGACAAGAAGACAGACTTTGGATAAGACCGAAGGTCGTTAAGAGAAATAAGCCTTCTCAAGCGCAATATATCGACACTGGCACGCAATCACAAAAAGATAAATCTAGAATAGATAGATTAAAGAAAAAAGCCAAAGAAAGACCTAATGGTGTAGAATCACCATTGCCACCTAATATGTTGCAGCCTGGACAACAGGCCAAGACTCTTAGGGATGGTAGAATTCAACTTGGCACTAATTTACAAGTAAGAAACCCAAACAGATATGCCGGAAAGCTCAATAGAGACAACAATACTTACGATAACAGAGCCAACGATCCAACTTGATGAGCTATCGATTCCAGATACCGAGAGTGGTACTGATAACGCACAGTCTGAACCTGCAGCTAGTTTAGAATATTCAAAGATGCTTAGCTTTTTTCCTCTAGCTAGGATCAATGAATATGAAATACAGTCACAGTTTATAGAAACAATGACACTGTCCCATAGAGGATTTGTACCTACTATCAAGCTTTCATTTAAAGATATGACTGGATTATTCCAGTCACGTCATTATCCTAAAGATGGAGATGTGTTGCAGTTTTTCCTAAGATCACAAGGAGAAGAGAATACATTTAAGCCAATTAGAATGGACTTTACAATTGTGGACTGTAAGCCAATTGGTGGAGGTGGTGGAACACAGCCTAATTCATTCAATATTTTTGGTGTAGCATATATTCCAAATCTATTTACAGAAAGCATGCAAGCTTTACAATCAACAAGTTTTGATGCCCTGTTAGACATTGCTACTGAATTACAGCTTGGTTTTGCATCAAATATCGAGCAAACTGCAGATGAACAAAAATGGGTCAACTCAAACGACGAGACTCGTGCGTTTATCAAAAACATAGCAAGTCAGTCATATTTGAACGACGATAGTTTCATGACAGCATATATTGACACTTATTATATTATGAATTTTGTAGAGGTTAATAGGCTTTTTAGTCAGGAGGGCGCAGTAGAGATAAGCGAAAGTTTTTCTTCAGCAATTGATGATGTACTAGGTCAGTCTAATTCTGAAACAGATGAATTCCCAAATTTATTGACTAATCAAACTCAGTTTAATAGATCTGCAAGGTATATTAAAGAAAAGAAAATGAAAAATAATACTGGGTCGGTTTCAATAGAACAAGGATATAAAAAATATACTCAATATTGGGATCATAGGACAAAGGAATTTGTTAGTGAGTTCGTCGACCCACTAACGACCGATGAAGAAGGTTACATCAATGCCACTAAGGGACGGGTTATTAACGGCAGGCCTGAAGGCCCAAGGGACGAACAGGTTAGATATAAGTACCTAGGATCCCAAACAGAAAATGTACATGAAAATTACATTTTTGCAATGGTCCAAAATAAGCAAAATTTACAAGAAACTGACAAAATGGGTATGACTGTAGATTTAACAACTATAAACCCTGCAGTTCTTAGATATTCAAGAATGTATTGCCATTTTGTTGAATATACTGCAGATGCAAAAATGAATTTGAAACAAACTCAAAGGGAGGATGGCACTAATCTAGAGCTAGAAGAAGGAAATGATAATGCAGCAGAGAGGGAAACATCGCCAGAAATTGAGGGAAGCGGTGGCGTTTCAAATCCGGGTGCAGCAATAGTTAATGAATTTTTATCTGGATTTTATGTAATATCTGGATTTGATTTTGTTATAGAAGAACCTAATCAGCCTGTATTTCAAAGACTGTACATGCAGCGTAGAGCTTTCAAGCCAACGACTTAATAAATACATATATGTCACAGTTTAATTCATATAAAATTGCAAAGAGGTTTATACAAAACACTAGGCAGCCTGTACAAAGGAATGAAACTGGTTTTACGAGTCTTGACGACCCAACATACTTAGGGTTTACGCTTAGATTTGATCCGTTTTCACCACTTCTCGATGGCATGCTTCAGGACCCAAGCGCGGTTTATGCCTCACTTAACACCCAACCTGCAGATAACCAAAGCCCAGGTGATGGTAATGTATCAGCAACCACGAGGCCAACGGGAGCTGGAACTATTCCGACACTTAACTCTGGACACGCTGGGACTGCATTAGCATATTTAAAAAATTCTGGCCTTGAAAATAGAGCAAAATACTTATCATATTTCGGGCATAATATAAATAAATTACAAACCACAAAGGCATATTATATACAAACTATAGAGGGTTTACCAGAGGCATACCAAAAAATAGCAAAATTTGGAGAAGATCCATATATAGGTTCAAGTGCTGAAGAGGGAATAACCATAGGTTTACTTGAAGCAATAGACTTAAAGATAACTGCTATGATGATGCAGTATCGACTAGCTGCATATGACAACATAGCTAGAAGGTTTGTTTTGCCTAAAAATCTAAGATATTTTAATATTAGTGTGACTGTTCATGAATTAAGAAATTTCCACACTGTCACGAATATCATTAGAGATCCAGGAGCAAGAGGTCCTGAGGTTTTGGAATTTATAAATCAAAATGTTAGTTTTATTAAATTTAGGTTTACAGATTGCCTATTCTTACCAGAGGCATCTGGTAAAATATTTGAAGGAGTAACAAACGCAGGTGAAGCTGCAATGGCTACACAAAGTTTAAAATTTTCATATGGCAATGTGGTACTCTCTGGAGAATTTTCTGGAATGGGCAATCCACTTAACGAAGAATCAATGACCGCCGCACCTGGTACTTTGCAATCAAGTGCACCTAAAATTGGTGGAAATATGTTTGATAGAGTAGACATCAGTAGACCCGCTTCTACAATTGAAGGTGCTACTAGAAATCCAAATCTAAATGAGCCTTTAAATTCAGATGAAGAACCTTTAGAATCATTTCAAATATATCCTAATAGGGAGAATTCTGGCCAGGCAGATCCCGCTGCAAATCGACCAAGTGCCGGGGAAAGAGTCGGAGATATATTTGGTGGTGCGGCTAAGGCTGCGGCGGCTAGGCTCAAAGGAAAGGTTGCACAATTCGGTGGACTTAGTTTAAGCAGTATAAGTGATAGGCTTCAGGGTGCGGCTGAAGGCCAAGCTAGAAGATTCGCAACGATTGGCGTTGATAATTTATTTGGACTTGCAACTCAAGCATTATCAGGCACTCAGTTCGGACAAGCTTTGATTGGAGTTTTAGATGATGCATCAAACACTCTAGGTGTTCAGCTAAATGCACTTAATAGAAATTTAGGAGACCGAATACTACCACCAGCAAATCAACCAACTAATAACGATGGTAGGGAGCCTAGAAGGCTAAATGCAGAAAATCCATTTGGTAATAGCCCGAGTAGACAGGCACCTTTACAGAGTAAAAATGCTGTAGGCGCTGCGCCTAATGGCCAGCCTCCACTAGAGAGTAAGAATGTACTAGGATCTTCTGTGCCACCGGGTCCCCCTTCACTAACTTCTAAAAATGTATTTGAATGATAGACATTAATGGCGACGACAATCTAGTAGGTACTCAATGGGTCGGATTTGTTGCAAGTAATGAAGATCCCTTATTTGAAGGCCGCTGTAAGATTAGAGTATACGGTAAGTTTGACGGTATGTCCTTGGAAGAATTGCCATGGGCAAGACCAGCAACATATACATCAGGAGGATCCATATCAGGATCTGGAACCTTTAGCGTGCCGAAAGAGGGTTCAATTGTAAGGGTTACTTTTGAAATGGGACAAATATATGCTCCTATATGGCACTATAATCTGTATCCATCTGATGAATTAAAAGCAGAGATACAAGGATCTTATAAAAACGCACATTCCTTAATATATGATACTGAGGCTGCTCCTGGTCCAATCAAAGTTTTCTTTACTGAAGAAAAGGGACTCATGATCGATTATAATGGCGCACAGGTTAATATACAGCCTAGCAAAACTATTTTTATAACAGATGATGCGGGAGGAACTATTACAATGGCTGGAGGAACTGTAACTATTGAGCAAGCATCTGAAGTTATTGTGAATGCAGGTAGTAATGTAAACGTCGATGCAGGTAGTGCAATTACTGTTGGAGCTGGTACTAATATAACCGCTACGGCTGGTAGTAATATCGAGACAAGTGCAGGTAGTAACTGTTTTATACTGGCTGGAAGTAACATTGGTATACAGGGAGGTGCTGAAATTAAAATGATAGCTGGAGGAGCATTTAATATCCAGGCACCATCAGTAGCTATAACTGCATCAGGAAATGCTACAATAGATGCTCCATCGGTTAGCTTAGGCACTGGTGCAGCTGAGGCTATTATGAAAGGAAATACATTCCAAGAGATTTTTGATGCACATGTGCATCCAACTGGTGTTGGTCCAAGTGGACCTCCAACAACATCTGCCGCACCAGCATTAAGTACAATCGTTACAACTGGATAATCATGGCATTTAATCGTAAACTAGTCGAATATACTGCCTTTTTCTCATCGTTGGCGTCTCCGAATGAAGCAGTTACTGCAGCTACAATTGCTGCTGCATATAACTTGGCTGCTAGAACTGCAACGCCGAGAACGCAGTTTAAAATACCGGCATTTCCAGTAAACTTAAAAGGGCCTAAAATTATTGCAACCGGCTTAACGTCATCCTTTTTAGCCTCTCGTGCATTGCCTCTAGGCAAAATATCACAAGGGATTTGGTTAGCTGCTGCACGTCAGGTAATTTTATATTGGACTGGAGTTGTATTCAACCCAGCAGTTCCACCATCAACTGGTGGGCCGCCACTTGGTCTTCCAGGAGGCGTAAACATTGTTACATTTCCAGGTAACCAAGCAAAATTAGCTCTAGATTTACGAAACGCATTTTTAGAGGGAAGCGCAAGACAGAGTAGCCAATCATTAGGCAGGGCCTTTACGAACCACCTAAGAAGTGTAAAAGGACAGTGGGTTGGAACTAGCACAGCTGGCACACCATTGACTGTTCCTTGGAATGGGCTTAAGTAGCATAGCTAATATGTGATATATAATATAGTTTTTAACCTTGTAAAATAATAAAATGCCAAAGCAGCAAATACTGATTCAACTCAGTGATGATCCATTTGATACTAAAAAAGTTGAAGTAGATTTACCAAAAGACGTAAAACTTTTATGTAATAGGCCATATGCTTTAGAACACTTAGAAATGTATGGACTAACTATTGAACAGTCAGAGCCTGCAATTTCTGATGATAATTCATATCTAACAGAAGGAACTGTCATAGGATTATCCGATGATACTGCGCTTGTTCAAATAGACAAAAAGAGAACAGCTGCTGTTCAATTAAGTAGTGAAAGTAGATCTGTTATTGATCAACTAGAAGTCGACATGGCAATTGATATTCATGTTAGACATACTAACAAGGGAGATATTATTGGATCAATAACCGAGGCTATAAAGATAAAAACTAAACAAGAATTATTTGATTCCATAGGAGACAAGACTGTTGCATTCCCGGGTTATGTTAAAGAATTAATACATGGCGGATATTGGGTAAATATTGCTGGTATTGATTGCTTCATGCCAGGATCAGTTGCAGGTCTGAATAAATTACATGACTTTGAATCTTTAGTAGGGCGAGAAATTTATGTAATGGCTATAAACTTTTCAAGAGAAAAGAATGTAGTCGTGGTTTCGCATAGAGAATACCTCAGAACATTAATACCTGATGCAATCGATAACTTAAAAGGCAACATTGAAACAAAAGTTAAGGGATTCGTTACCGGAACTACTAAGTTCGGGGTATTTGCGCAGTTTAATGATTGTCTTACAGGTTTGATTCCCGCTGAAGAGTTAGATGAAGAGACTAGAGAGTTATTTAATAATGGACAAATAAAACCTGGAGATTCTATAACATTTTGGGCACATGATATTGTTTCTGATAAAAAAATAATTTTAAGCCAAAAGGGAGTCAAAGAAAACCCATGGGAGGGTATTAGTGAAAAGTATCGAGCAGGTTTAATAACAAAGGGATTGGTTGTAAAGGTAGCAAAATACGGTAGTTTTATTCAGTTAGAAGAAGGTATTAGTGGATTGCTCCATATATCAAAACAAAAGGGTCAAAAGCTATCGAAAGGCGATGAATTGATGGTTAGAATTAATTCAATTGATGAAGTTGAACAAAAAATAGATTTCTCTCTCGCAGCAAACTAAATATATAATAAAAAATTTAGTTTTGTTAAGCAAAGTCGAAAAACAAAATGCATTACTAGCATCCAAGATAGGATTTGAGTTTGAGTTCTTTTCAAAGAAAGATCTTAAAGAAACTGCCAGTTCACTTTCAAGATTACTAGGAAAGAAAATACGCATCGAGGACAAAGCACACAGTGCATTTAATCCAACAGATAATGAGTTCAAATTAGAGCCTGATAATTCCGGTGGATCTGGAATGATCGAAATGGTCACAGGCGCACTTGAGTTTCCAGAAGCAAAGGTCTTGTTAGGCAAAATGTTAGGGTGGATTCAAAAGAATGGAAGTACTAACGACAGATGCTCGATACATGTTAACATTTCTTTTTCCGGAGATAAATTAGGAACAGAACTAAATATTTCTAATTTAGACATCGGTAAGTTTGTACTTAACTTCGATGAGGATAAAGTTTACGATGCGTTTCCAAATAGAAAAGACTCGGTTTATGCTAAGTCAATAAAATTTGTTACACCGCTTAGCGGAATGGTTCAACGCACCCCTGATAAAATTAACTGGAAGGACTTTCAGTTTGTCAAAGAGAAATATTATGGTGTAAATTTTAGTAAGGCTGCAAAGGGATATTTAGAATTTAGATATCTGGGCGGAGCGGATTACGAGAAAAAATATCCAAAGGTCTTGAGTATGATAGAGCATTTCATCATAAGCCTTTATGAAGTATTAGTTAACCCAGAGTACAATAAAAAAGATGTAGAAGCTCTTGATAAAATACTAAAATTACACTTGCCTATTATACAATCTTATAAGAGTTACGATGACTTTAAAAAGCATTTTAAAGATATTAAAATATTGGTAGATCTTAGTACTGCTAAAAACATAATAGATTCTTATTGGACTGTTATCAGAGACAGTATACTAAAGATACTAAACGAAACAGGCATGCAAAAAGGTATGATCAACTACGATTCTGACCAAGGCAGAATACAAATTAAAGATGCAGATTTACCAAAATGTTTTTTGCTAGAATCTGTTGACATTGTTGATTGTAAAATTTCAGGCAACGTTGTAAAATCCGATATATTCAACTCTGACATAAATTCATCTTCATTATTTGAGTGTAATTTATTTGGGTCTACTAAAGTGCAAGGGTCTAAACTAGAAGACTGCTATGTTAGTAGAAATGTAAATGTAAATGATTCATATGTATTTGGAGAACGCGGTGTATTTAGTGGTTCAATGAAAGGAGGTATATTCAGAAAGGGTCGCGCTACTAAGCATGCTGATCTTAATGACAAAGTTGAGATCATTGAGATAGAAAAAATAGATTAAAATGGCTATAATAAATTGTGATGATAATGCATCAAGAGACTGTCTTGATGAATTAGTAAAGATAATAAACGACGATCTAACTGTTGCCTGTCAAATACCATTTACAGTTCCTAAAAAGGAACTAGCTAGAATCATAAACAGAGCTAAAGACTATTTCTATAAAATATATGAAGATAGCGTAGAAGAAACTTATCTTGCACTTCCGAGAGCTGTATTTGCAACTGATGCGTTTATGAATGGTAATTTTGGTAAGGATGATGTTTTGAACAGTTCTGATATAACTTCACCTAGAGGTGTTGTTCCAATGCCAGAACAGGTTTATTCTATCAATAACGTTTTTGAAGTAAATAGATTTGCTGGTGAAGATGGCGGATTTGGGTCTCAAACATTCTCAGCCGGGGACCGGGATTTCGCCATTGACAAGTTTGTTTATTCTGATGCGTATCGCGGAGCTGGTGCTGGAATAGCAAGTGAGAATTTAATGTACTATGTTATAAACGAAAAATTTATTGATAATGCTAGACAGGCTCTCCAACAACAAATAAGCTATTCCTATAATAGGCTAACTCATAAATTTAGATTTCTCGGAGAACTTCCTAAAAACGAAGTTATATTTCAAGCATATATCAAAGTGCCTGATTGTGCATTATTTGCAGATGAGGCATTCCAGAGATATGTAATTGCAAGAGCTAAACAGCAATTATCTAGAATACTTGGTACTTTCCAATTTAATTTACCTGGTAATATAACAATAAATTACGATTTAATACAATCAGAGGCTACTGATGAGATTGATAAGCTAATAGAAGAAATTAAGTTAGATGACGGAGCTGATTGGTTTTTCACTGCATAAGGTCAAAATATAATATGTATGCCATTTCTTTTGAGCAGAATATATATAAAAACTGTATTCTGTAAAAATGATAAGAGACATTTATAATAGAGAGGCTGATTCCGCTAAGTTTGATCCTAACAGGCTAGAAGTAACGGATACGCTATCACAGTTTTTATTAAAAATAGAAAATACTCTATTTACTCGAAGACATGAAGTTTTAGGTGCATCTGGATTCGGGGCTAATCTCGATGATTTACTCTTTAGTCTAATATCTAATGAGAGCCAAATAAGAAATAGGATAAATACCCAAATATCAAACTATTGCTTAAATGGTCCTAATATATTTGCATATGATACTAAGGTCCAGTTTTTCAAGACGGTAGAAAGAAGCGGAGCTTTGATAGAGATATTCATTAATGATCAACGGGCATTAGGAGTCGTCTTTTAAAAAATTAAAAATATAAATGTCATTTTTTAGTAAAACTAGAATAAAAGCTACAGAGCTATTTCAAGATGCTTTTAGATTTTTGCAAGAAAAGTATGATCAGGCTGTAGAAACATTTACTCCTGCTTCTCCTTTTGGCCAGATCCTTACTGTAGTTGCTAACCTTGGTGAACTTATATTTTTCTATATAGAAGCCGTTGCAACTGAATCAAATATATCTAGAGCCAGAAATATCGAATCGATCTATGGACTATCAAGGCTGACAGGTCATGATCCTACTCGTGGCATATCTGCTAGAGGAATAATTGGTATTAGACTTAACCAAATGGCCTCAGAAATACCAGGGGACTATGTACAAATTAACAGGTTTGCTAAATGTAAAGTAGTAAACAATGATCAAAAATATTTTTTAAATTTTGACTCCGACTTTATAAGGCTAGAAAAATCAAATCCAGATTTTATAAATGTTGAACTAATTCAAGGAGAAAGGGATACGCAAAAGTTTACAGGAACTGGTAGAGATATTCAGGCATACAATTTAACAACTACCGATGCAACCGACCAACATCTTGTAACAGTGACAGTTGACGCTGAGAGATACGAGATAGTTGAATCTCTGTATGACATGGATAAAGGTGCAAAGGCAGTGCTAGTGAAAACTTCAGTAAATGGTGGTCTTAGCATATTCTTTGGAAATCAACAATTTGGGTTTCCGCCGCCTCTTGGTTCTATTATTGAAGTAGATTATGTGAAAACGCGTGGATCTAGCGGTAATGTTGGTGGAAGTGGCATAACGTTAGAGTTTGAGGATCCTGCTACAGATCAGCAAGGAGAAGATGTCGATCTTAATAAGTTCTTGCAAATAAAGATTGTACGCAATCCAAGCTTAGGCAGTAATTCCGAGGATCCGGATCTAACTAGGCTCATTGCGCCAAGTGCAAGCAGATCGTTTGTTTTAGCAAATCCAGACAACTACATATATTTTTTAAGAAAGTATGATTTCTTTAGCTTTATTAATGCATATAATACAAAGGATGATCAGTATTTAGATGATGATAATATCATTTATTTGTTTTTGATACCTGATATTCAAAAAAAGCTAACAACTAATTTAGACTATTTTACAGTTCCCGAAGATGAATTCTCGTTAACAGCAGATGAAAAGGAACAGGTCAAAGAAATACTCAACGAAAGCGGTAGACAGGTCGTAACAGCTGAAGTTAGGATTGTAGATCCAAAAATTAAAAGATATGCTGTAAATATAATTCTTAGATATTTTGAAAATTTTGATAAAGCTGAAATTAGAAATAGTATTAGAAAAACCCTAAATGATTATTTCTTATCGGTCAAGCGTCGTGATAGAATACCAAGATCCGACTTAGTCGCATTGATAGAGCAGACTCCAGGTGTTGATTCAGTAAGTGTATTCTTTGTATCGCAAGAGAACGAAGATGCAATTAGAAATGGATATTATTTTGTGCCAGTCTTTGGTACTGATCCTGCAACAGACCAGCAAGTTCTAATAGAGAATAAAAAAATAGTGCTAGAACAGGGAGAAGACCCAGGTCTTGGCTTAGATAGTTTTGGTGATATAGTGATTGGTGAACAAGAATTAGCAATTATAAGAGGTGGCTGGGAAGATCGACAAGGAAACTATTATAACGATGTGCCAGAAGGAAATAAAATTGGGCCATTAAATGTTTTCTTCAAGGACACAGTACCGAATGATCTATACTCAAACTTACAACAGAATGCATTTAATAATTTAAGAAGAAATAGGGGTACTACGCCAGCAATCAGCTCAAATGCGCCGACAACAAGTACTAGAACTACTGGTCAACTTGGAGGGCCTAATACACTGACTGACTCTAATTACGGTACTTAAATATAATTTGACATGGATAGAAGAGTAGGATTTGATAGTAGATTTAAAGCGACTTATGAAGAAGGATGGGAATTAAAGGGCCTGGGTTATGACTATTCTAAAACGTTAATGAATAGAACTTTGTCTAATTACATGTTTAGAAACCAAAATCTGAGGGAATTTTTAGAAAACCACCTTACACCTATCATGGTTAAATACATTAACTCTGTTAAATTTTTGAGAATATACAATAATTTTGCAGTGCCAAAAGATTATGACAAAATCAACTAATGGGACTCTGGAGTAAATTACAATTTTTTGATAAGAATGGTAAAAACCTAAACTTTAAGTATGATCAGACTAATGACAAATGGACTGGTGATATTTACATGTCGGAGGTTTCTATAAATCTATTTGAAACTGCACAGCTCTTCATAGTACAAGAATTTGTAAATGCAAGCACGAATACGTTTGAGTTTGGATACCCACACACAACTGCCGAAAGTATTCCTAACACAGACCAGTCTGGTCCTTGGGCAGTTTATGGCACAGACGAAAGTGTTTTTAGTAATGGCACAGGATATTATTATCCACTTTACACTAATGAGCAAGATGCAATTGATGCGAATGATGGACCACCGATGGGAGGCCTACCAAACGGTTTAGCTCATGTTCATAGATTTACCCAATATCCCGGTATAGATTTTTACATGCCAAATAGTGCGATGAATCATGGTGCGTCCACTAATGGCGGCTTCTCAGTATATGGAGGCGAGGGGTGGAATGTGGATTGGAAGGATACTGATCCAACACAGATATTTCTATTTTCTTTCGACAAAACATTTCAGTCGGGCACGCAGTCTGCGTTGTTAAGAGAGCCTGATGGTCCACCTTTAGAAGAGCACGACGAGATCTTTTACAAATTAGATTACGATGCGAATCAAGTACAACTTACAAACGATTTCCTTGAAACATCTATAATTACATCTGCGGCATTAGAAATTAATGTAGCTTTTAGTTCTAGTACAGGAAATACTTACAGGAGAACACTTGTAATAACTGATACTGTTACAAACACGGTTTTGGCAGAAATAACTTTTTACGGAGAGTCAGTTGAAGAAGATGAAAGGCTAAAGGTTATAACTCAAAACTTAGGTTACAATATAATTGATACCGATAGTACAATATTCAGAAACACTGACATAAACGAGATCCTACCTAACTTTGAGGAAATAAACAGAAAGCGTAGGGAGATAATAATGGAGGGCCATAACATTTACCCATTCATAGGCTCGTACAAAGGACTCGTAAATGCTCTTAAGTATTTCGGCTATGATAATATGTCAATAAGAGAATATTGGAAGAACATCGATAAGGCTTCTCCCAAATATGGTAAGTATATTCAAACTACACCTGTAGTACTTGACATGAAGACAAGCGACTTTAACGATCAAAGTATAACTTTACCAAATAAGAAGTTTAGAAAAACAAGCTTATTCTCTTTAGTTTATAAATTAAACGACATAAAACCTGGTGAATTCACAGATGAAGATCTTCCAATAACAGAAGAGACAAGTGAATTTACAACCGAAGAGGTGATCATAAAATTGTTCGGACTAAAAAGAAAACTTGAAAAAGACTTTTTGCCGCTCAATGCAAGAATTAAGGATATAATCGGTGAGGCTGACTTTTTTGGTTTGAACGAAGTTACTAATTCTATAAGTAGAAACCTTACTAATTCTATAACCGCGGGTGTAAATGTAGATTTTAAGATCACTCCTGACGGATGTGGTAATATAAAAGATCTTAGAGACCTTTTAAAATTAGCTCCACCATGTACAAAGGTAGACAATGCTATAATTGGGCAAACCTTTATATGCCCAATACCAGGTTATCCTGGTCAGAATTTAGTACTAGGCCCATATGACACAGGTGAAGAAATTGAAGCTACTCTATTTGGGCCTGATCTAAATAGTGTTCTTGGAGAACCGGTTGATGGTAATGATTTTACTATTTCTGATATAGCAGATTTTTATTTAGCATATTTCAGTAGATATGCTCCTAATATTAATACGCTTGACCACATACCAGGCAGATCAAGTAATCGGCTACCAGACAAGCCAGATATAGAAATAGGATATCCAGTAGTTTTAACTAATGATTCGTTCAACAGCTTAACTTACGATGATATTAATTCAACATATAATGAGCTCGGGAGTGGTGTTATTTATAGATTTGAATTTATACCTGAAAATGTATCAGTAAATGATGTATTTATAATTACAGATCCTATAACAGGAACAGATGTCAGATATACTGCAGTCTTAGGAGACAATTCATCTGACGTTGTGGATGGTCTTTTTGATGCAGTCCAAGTGGAAATAGATGCACGTAACAGACCATGGTTTCTTTATGAGATATCTAAAGAAACAAATGATAATGGCATAGCACTAGTAATATCTGGTAGTGACTCTAACAGGTTAGTCCCTAGTGTGATACTAGATTCTAGTTTAAATAGTGCAACATTGACTAAAAACCAACTCCCAGGAAATTTATTATATACATGGGATAATATCCTTCGAGGTAATTTCATCGAAATGGAATGGACTGTATTTAAAGACGCTGACGCAGATAGCGGATCTTTTTTCTATACCATAAGAGGAAGCATAGACGAGCTAGATTCTATACCAGTAATTTTACCAGGGCTGGGTAAATATAATGTAGAATTAAAATTATTTGATCTATATAATAATATTTCATCAACTATAAAGTCTGACTTTATCTGCGTTGAACCACTTGAGGTTGAATTCAGTGGATGGTATCAGGCTAGGCAACTGGAATATAAATGGCAAGATAGCAAATATACATGGGGAGATTATGGTGCTTTTTGGGATCTTCCTATACCACCAAAGGTGTTAGTGAATGATGAAACTCCTGCTCTTTATGATTCCTTAGACAGCGTGAACGCAATATTAAACACGTTTGGAATAAATGCAACACCCAGCTTCCAAATGATGAACTTTCAAAGCAATGGAAAGGTAAGTTTTGCTGGACCATACTACTGGGACAACATGGATACGGGGAGTTGGAATGATACTTACCATTTATGGTGGGACATGACAAGGGTAACTGGAGACACTCCTGCCTATTTTGAATTTGATCAAGTAGAGCCTGGGTCATTTTTGCAAATTATAGATGTTAATAATGAAGTTGGAACACATTTCTTTCCAACAAGCACATCAACGTTATTGGAAGCAAAGCGCCAGCTAAACGAATCAACAGACCCTATTATAAGCAAATATATTTACAATGCTGTTTTAAAAAGCACAGCAACTGGTGATTCTGTCGTTTATATACAAGCAACTGCTAGATATGCTGGTAAGTATGGTGACTTTACAAGTATTGACATGATAGATCAAAATGGTAACAGGATTTGTAGAGAATCAACCTCAGCAGATATTGTAGCCACTGGATGTGAAAGTATCATATTTGACTCAGGACAAAGCCGAACTAATAATCCAACATATAATACAGTTAAGTTTTTAAATGATGGAAAGGTGCTACCTCGATATACTTGGGCTATGTTTGTCTACGATAAATGTAAAATAGCTGGAAAGAAAAATCCCAAGTGGAGAATTAAAGAAACTACAGGTAAAACCGGCATAGATATATATTTTGAAAGTAAACATTTGACATATATGTTTAAGGAAAAAGGTAAATATGAAATATCTTTAGAACTAGAAGATTCTAATGGAAATAAATACTCAACTACCAGAAACATGGTTGTAATTAAATAAATAAACAATAATAAAATAATAAAAACATGGCAATTAGCGTTACGGAAATCCTCGGAACAGATTCAATATCAGGCTCTAGATTAGTTATTAACGATAACTTTAACATTCTAGCAGCTGAAATAAACTCAATTGAAAATTACATAAACCCAAGTGCTGGTACTATTACCAACCTAAACGATCTTAGAACAGAGGCATTGCGCGTAGGCTTAAGCACTGTCCTGCTTGATATAAATGCTAGTACCTTTGATATACTAACTGACGTTGATATTAACAATGGTGATCTTACTCTAACAGGCGGTGGATTGGTAAGAAATGACATTGACCCACAGGTCTTAAACGATACATTTGCTGGAGCATCACTAACGATTAATGTTGGAACGAGCACTGCAGTTCCTCCTTACACAATCGAAAGAGTAGGAAATGCAGATACTGGATCACTTAATATCTTGCTTAACGATGGTGCAATTGGACAAGAGATTTTCTTTGTTTATTCTGAGGCAAACACAGGTGCTGTTGAAATTACAGGTGCTGTAAACGCATTAGTCCTACCTGGGGCTGGATCTACTCCGACATTGACACTAAGCGAAAAGGGTGACAGCGTTCATCTTTTGTGTATTGATGATGGAACAGGAAATGGTGACTGGTATCTCGTCGGAGGTAACGGTTACGTAATATCATAAAAATTAAAAAGTATAAATGGCAACAACGCCTCTAATTAAAACACCTCAAGCGCAGGGTGGGACATTCTATACATTTTCATCCGCTGCAAGGGACTTGTCTAGAACGCTTAACAACGATAATTTACGTTTGGTGTTTTCTAAATTTGTTCTTTTGAACTTGCCTGATTTTGATAGACTCAATTTTAATAGTTTTAGCAGTAAGCAAAACTTTATGCAATTTGATACTATTGATGGCATGATCAATAATGGAGGTCTTAAAGCAGATCCAAATGTAAACTTTACAGAAAGTTTTCAAAACTATGCTTTAAATATAGAGGAGCTAATTATTAGCGACACTAATTACGACAATACAACAAATAAATCAGTTTCTGAGCGTGTATTTTTTAAATGGCTTAAGGAGACAGGAGCTATTCGCTTTCGTAATGCCACATCTCTTGAGCAATCCGGTACGGCTACAGGACAACTATTCACTGAAGAAGATGAAATAACTACTGGTACTCAGCAGTACAGAAGAGTTGTAAAATATATCGGGGACATTGATGTTGTTAACAACGTTGAACTAGCTGGAGAATCATATACTGAGGTTTATATAAATGTGCCCACCGAAGTTGGGGGTACACCAACTATACTATTCGAATCTTTGAGTGATGAAAATTACTCTGCCAATCTAAAGATTCAGGGTAGCAGTGAATTCATAGCAGGTAGAAACGCCTCATCGTCACATCCACAGGGACTGTCTATGAATGCTTTCTATGATTATGATGAAGCATTACAAGGACCAGGTCCAGCAGGATATACTGATCCGAATGCAAATTGGATGAACGAACAAACTCCTCCAACTGTAACTGATGCATACTTCACTGAGCCTTTTGCCTTAAATGACCCGACAACTGTTGAAATAAGAAAATATCCTGCAGACTATGGAAGCCCAGCTGGATTCACTGGTGTTGCTTATCTCAGATCTAGATTAGATGGTATTTCTGTTGACTTCAAAAGTAATGACTATCAGCAGATCACAAGTGATCCAACAATTAGTACAATATCTCAATTTAATGGTACAGATCTATCTAGCAACTTTGAGTTTAATTCTGTGCTAGTCTATTATGATATGGTCGATGTAAATGATTCGTCAAACAATACGACTAACCTATATGGACTTTTACTGCTAGATAATATCACTCCCACAACAGATGGTGGTTTCATCGAAAGATCTCCAAAATTTAAACCTAACGCAGCTACTGGCCAGAATGGTAATTCATTTGGATTCAAGCTAAACCTTAGGTTTGATGCCGCTCCAGGGACATCTGGCGTTGACACGATCATAAATGATTACAATACGTTCTCAATGCAACTGTTTAGTGAAGCCACTGCACAATTGCAAGAATCTGCTAGAATATTCCAAGACCAACAAGTTACATTAAATGGGTTGGAAACTAGGGTCACTGGATTAGAGAACACCCTTGATGGTATTTCAGATGCAACTTCGCTGCAATCACAGATCAATAGTTTGCAAAACCAGTTTAACCAAACTGGCATAGCTTTACAAAATAGTAGCACACTGCTTGATCTGATTGCTAAAAATGCTGATGAGATTCAAAATCTTGCAAACGGAACTGTTTCTACAACATTACAATATAATACATCAGTTCTAAGACAGGGTTCAGGTATAACATTAGATAAAACAGTTCCTAACCAAATTACGTTTAGCTCTAATGTACAACAATATAAATTTATGTCCCCTGTTGACGAAAATGGCACTGAAATAACTGCAAGTGCTCCTTTAAATATAAATGTTGCAATACCAAAGGTATTTGTAGAGTTGGCCACATATACTAATATGTTAAGATTGCCTGTTGAAAATACTGCAGGTGGTGATCTTTTAATTTATATTGACGACCTAGCAACACAGTTTAAAACTGGTCAGGTTGTAAGATTAGTATTCACAACTGATCTAGACACATCTAGAAATATAAGAGTATTTACTGATTCATCTAACAGATTAGGAACTGGTGTTTACGGTAAGGAGATTGCTAATATAACAAGTAGTGATTTAAGCACAAGACCCATAATTGAATTTATTTGTCTAGAACAAGGAGTGCTTAATTTCACCTTCGACATTATTAAATAAATAAGTAAAGAAAAGGATGGCAGAACAAAATTCATTATCAACTCTCTTACCTGAACTACTTAGACTTTTTAATAACTCTTTGCAGAGTTTCGAGAAGGTTAACCAGGCTATTACATCAAATAGAGAGTCTGTCACTATTGATTTACAAAACCAAGATGGTAGAATACAAAAGGTAACTATACCAAGCTTTGGCTTTTTGAAAAACTCAATCGAAAGGCTTGATTCTAACATTGATACAATAACAAATTTAACAGGAGCAGGAAGTTCGCTAAGACTACCTGATGGTACTTTTAGAAAGCTAGCACTTTCAAAGCTTCCAACAGAAGCACAAGATTTAACTAGCATAAACTCAGTTAACCAGTTTGAATTTAAATCTAATTTCTTTTTTGAGAGTCTTATAAACCCTCTTTTATTTGTAACATTTGATATAACTGGACAGGCTCCTATCGATACAGAAAGAGCTGTTGTTAAACGATATATTTTAGACACAAACACTCAAGCAAAGATTAACTTCTTTGATGAAACTTACAAAGGTAAGTCCGATGTCGACTATAACGAATTTCTTGAAGAACTTGTAACTAGAAACATCTCTTATATTTTAGATGAGGATGTTATTGATTTGCCACCTAGAGATAAAAGATTCTTTGGTAAGTTTAGTGTTATTAGAATCAATGAAGTTGATGTAACAGAAGAAATCAACGGTGTATCTATTACAACAACTAAAAAGCTATATAAGCTAAATAAATTATCTTATTCAAGCGTAGATGCTGATTTCCAAGATACAGTACAACTTAAGGTTGGTGACAGCCTAGAAGTTGTGTCAAATCCTGTTGATACTAGATACACTGTATCTCAGGTTGATTCAACAACCAATTCAGTAGTGCTAGAGCTAGTTGAAGGATCTAAGGCTATTAGTATTGGATCTGATGTTCTGAAAATATCTTCAGCCGCCGACGAAACATTGAGTGTAGAAGTTGCAGTTGGATTTGATGAAAGGTCGGTTGTGTTCTTAAAGCCAATTGATCCTGATTCAAAAATACCAGCAACTAACTGGTCACCAGGTTCTGCATTCTACACTAACGATCTTACTACATTCAATATCGATGGCACTGAGCAGACATTAGCTGAATTTTATCAGAGCCAGGCAGTTGACTTCGGTAAATTTTTATTATCTTTTGCTAATGATAAAATACCAACATCAGGCGAAGGGCTAAAACCTAATGCACCAACTTTAGATTCAACTAACTTTGAAGTAAAACTGATAAATGGCCAGATTACAGACTCTGCAACATCTGTGCAAATAGTTGATCTAAATAATCAGAAAAATACACTTTCTGCAGAGTTACGGCAATTAGACCAGGCTATAGATCAAAAGCGTACTCGAATACAAACCACAGCATATGCAACTGAAGTCGAACGTGATGCTGATAAGAGTGAGCTTAGAGGACTCATCACAGAGAGGTCATCTAAAAGTGACCTGTTTGCATCAGTTGTTACAGAAATACTTTCATTTGCAGAAGATAACTCAATAGAAAGCGCAGCGCCTAAATTCAGAGTACGAGGATTTTGGCAAATGCCTACCGAAAGAACTGCGCCTGAGACTGGAGTACAAGAAATTGTTAAATTCCAAATTAGATATCGTTATCTTTCAGCAGACGGCGCAGCAAATCCTGTTGATCAAATTACCTTCACAGATGGAGATAGTACAAGCCAGGGCGCATTTTCTAACTATGTATTAGTAGATAGTGTAATTAGGCCTAGAACATTAGACTCACTAACTGGCAAATACGAATGGGCAAATATCGATAACGAGAATGCAGAGGAAATAAACATTAACCAGCTCGATATTCCTATTAGAAAGGGTGAGATTGTAGAAATATCAGTTAGATCGGTGTCAGAAGCCGGTTGGCCGAGCAATCCTTTAATAAGCGATTATTCTGAGCCTATAAGAGTGGAATTCCCAGCAGACCTGAGTTCAGATAACGCCGTCGTTCAAATTTTAGAACAAAATCGAGAGGACCAAGCCAGAATAGCATTAGAAGAAGACTTAGAAACTAAAGGGATTGATGAGCACTTAAGCAGTTCATTCACAGCAAATGAAAATTATTTTGCACACACTTCTAACGTTATCGCGTCTGGATTTTTATCTTCTGAGCAGACACCTATAGATCTATTCTCTAAACTAACAGAATTCCAAAATAGTATCAACCAATTTGCTGAAATACTAAACCAAGGAATTGGTGAGCTTAAAATACAACTTGTCGATGAATCTGGTACTACAATTCCTATTGCTCGAGACACTGTAAATAGAGTTTTTGCAGGATTTTATTCAGATGAGGTTGCAAACCTTGATGATCCAAAGGGTGCTATTGTAAATAAGACATTCTTTATCAACATATCGAATGCTGTACAAACTCCATTGCAACTTATAGCTAGAATTGCCGGGTCTAGGCTTAAGATGGCTTTCCAGTCTGAAAACCCAGGATTTACTTTAGCAGAAGCACAGAATGGAACTGTAGTACTTCCTGCTGTTTACCCATATCTAGATAATGCAGCTGCACAACAAAGCGATTCTAGACCTACTTATGATTCTGCTGACATAGATTATAACAGACAAAGAAAGTATGATCTTACGCCAATCGTATTGACCAATCCAACAGTTGACGCAAATAACCAATTTGGTCAAATCAAATCATTGGCTCCGTACCAATCAGATCAAAATAAAAATCAGTTCATTTATTCAAGGTTTAAAGATGTCTCCTCTGAAGATTCATTCTACAGTTACATAAACCCTGATGATAGGTTTGTAATTAACTTGGACACTGCTGAAAACTTTTATGCTAGAACTACGCAATCGACTGGTGGAACTGATTTTTATTGGGGCGGTGGATTTGACGCTAGCGGAGCCCCCACAGTGGCTAATAACTTCTTTGGATCTAACGATAATACTATTGATGTACATGTTGATCATCCATTAGTTGCTAGTTATGCCGCATTTAAGGCAGAGTACGAAAGAATCACTGGTGATACAACTACACTGCCTGCTACTATACCACAGCCTCCAGCTGGTCCTACAGGTCAAGGTGGTATAGATTGTGCTAGTAATGGAACTGCGGCTGTTGTTTTTAGACATTCTAAGTTTGCCCCATTACAGTCGGACCAAACAAAAGGAAAACAACAAAATATCTTTTTACACGAAGATGTTGCTGACTTCCCTACATCTGCAACAGCTGGATTTAACTTTCCATCATCTCTAACATCTCCTGCTGGAGC